CCGCACAGCTTGCACATGATATGCTGGTTAACAAACTGGTGTTCAAGGGTTCCAAACCGCACAAAATCAAGAGCGTTTTCGATCACCCGAACATCACCAAGATCGTTTCCCAAAAGTGGCTGAATGGCGAAACCAAAAAGCCGGAGACCGCAAGCGATGAACTGACCAAAGCTATCGAAACCATCGAAACGCTGACCCTTGGTCAACACCGAGCGACTCACATTCTGATCCCGCCGTCTATGCGTAAGGTTCTGACCGTTCGCATGCCGGAAACCACCGAGAGCTATCTGGAATACTTCCAGAAGCAAAACGGCGGCCTGACGATTGAGGCGATTGCAGAGCTTGAAGATTACGACGGCCAAGGCAACAAAGCGGCGCTGGTATATGAGAAAGATCCGATGAATATGAGCATCGAGATCCCGGAAGCGTTTAATATGCTCCCGGCGCAGCCTAAAGACCTGCATTTCAAAGTGCCTTGCACCTCCAAGTGCACTGGCCTGACCATTTACCGACCGTTAACCCTTGTGTTAATCACTGGTCTGTAATATTATTGGGGAATCCTTTAAGGGTTCCCCTTTTTTTTATTATGGAGATTTGAACATGACAAAACTTATCAACACTGGCGCATGCGTTATCTTTATCGACAACGAAATGCTGAAACCCAACGACGAAATTACGGTTGATGATGATCAGCTAGAGCGCTTCGAAACCCTAATCGCTCGCGGCGAGCTAACGATTGACAACTTCAAGAAAAATCAAGAGGTTGTTAAGAAGGTAGCAGCCAAGCGCAAGAAAGATCCAGCAGATGGAAAGAGCCGCGCCGAGCTTGAAGATGGTGGCGAGTTTTAAAAATACGGGCGCTTAATGCGCCCTTTCTTATATCTGGAGGGAATGAAATGTTAAAAGATATCGACTACGTTTTACTTGAGATCCAGCGACTGGCCCCACCGATGAAAGAGGTTGATGTTGAAGTGATTGTTGCGTGGGTTGACCTAGCCTCAGAGTTTGTTAGTCCTTCACGCTTTGGTAAGTCATATTACAAAGCCCTTGCCCTTTACACGCTGCATCTAATGACACTTGACGGCGCGATGAAGCAGGAAGGGGAGAGTGTGGAGAGCTATTCCCGCAGAACTGCATCATTCTCCCTGACTGGTGAATTCTCGCAGACGTTTGACAGGGTTTCAGCGGATAGCTCAGGAAAGACGATCAGACAAACTCCGTGGGGTAAAATGTATGAGCTTTTGCTGAAAAAGAACGGAGGCGGATTTGGGATTATCAGCGGGTTAAGAAAGAGAACTCCCGTATGCGCCCATAGGATTGATCGCTCAAGTATTCAGGAGCTTATAGACGGAATCGCCCTTAACAGCGGTCGAATAAACTCCCTCGGAGAATACCTGATCGGCAAAGAAGTAATGAGGGCGCCGCAATGAACTACAAAGAAATAAGACGACTTGCCAGCGATGGGATAGCATTTTTTAGCGACGGTGACGGCACGTTTAAAATGATAGTCAGTGGCGGCGGGGTTGATATTGTTGGCGGCGTGGAGGTTGAAAAGCCGGAGGTTTCCAAGACAATCAAGGGGCTTGTTAGATCCCCAAGGGTAAGGGAAGTTGACGGCGAAACAATCCGCGTGACAGATAAACTTGGAGTGTTTAACGCTGACGTCGAGATAAAGAACGGCTACATGGTTGAGATCGACGGGGAGCGATATGTTGTGACTGAATCAAGACCAGTCAGACAGACAAGCACAACGGTTGCTTACCGCCCAATACTCAGGAGGGTTGCGGTTCATGGCTAACTACTCAATCCGGGAATTTCACGGCAACATTGATAAGTGGATCGCGGCGGTTGATAATGGGCTTGTCGATGTTGTCGAGATATTTGGCGATAAAGTAAACGAGGCTCTCGTTGATGGCTCGCCAGTTGATACCGGGCGCTTTCGCGGTAACTGGCAGATAACGGCAAACAAACCGCCGCTTTACGCTCTCAACGAGTACGACAGGAAAGGCGAGAAAACAATAGCAAGAGGTAGGCGTGAGCTTAGGGCGCTACTGCGTGGCGGTGGCGCTGTTAGGCGGCTGTATTTCTCTAACATGCTTATATACGCCAATGCTCTTGAATACGGTCACTCAAAACAGGCTCCCGCTGGTGTGGTTGGGATTGTCGCTATACGCCTAAGATCTTTCATGGCGGAGGCGATCAGAGAATCGAGGAAACGAAATGCATTATGATCTTATGTTGTCGGCGAGAAAGGCGCTCGCCGGAGAATATGAAAGTCAGTACCAGATCGCATATGAAAACGTGGAGTTCTCGCCGCCTGGCGACGGTGGGATCTGGCTGCAATACCATTACAGCGAGGCCGAAACAGTATTCGCGTCTCTTGATCGCAAGTGTCGCTACTATGTTGGCATGGTTCAGGTTAACGTTGTTTTCCAGCCTGGCAGCGGCACAGATAAGGCGCGCAGACTGGCAAAAGAGATTGCTGATTTTTTTGATGATGGTAAAATGCTTGAGACTGGTTATGTTGTTCAGGGTGGAGAAGTTCGCCCGGTTCAGAAAAGCGAAACGGGGTGGCTTGTTCCAGTCCGTTTTTATGTAAGAGCAGAAGAGAAGAGGAATTAAATTATGCACCTTCCAAATGGTTCACAGATCTTTGTAGAAAAAACTCGCGGCTCGGAGATTAGTGCATCCAAAATCACCGCAGTAGCAAACCCTGTATTGACTCTGACGGCATCTCATGGATTAAAGCAAGGCGATTACATTCTTGTAACGGAGTCTAACTGGCCCAAGCTGGTTAATAAGGTTGCTCGCGTCAAGAACGTTTCAAACAATGACGTTACCGTTGAGGGCTTCGACACCAGCGACACTAACGTATTCCCTGGCAATGGTACGGGTAAGGTCGTGAAAATCAACGATTGGATCGAGTTGCCTTGCGTGCAAGATCTCTCTCAGGAGGGCGGAGAGCAGCAATTCTACACTTTCCAGTGTCTGGCAGATGATCGCGAGCAGCAGATCCCGACCTACAAGAGCGCGGTAACGCTGACCTACACTTTTGCGCATGAATACGATAACCCAATCTATCCGGTTCTCCGCAAGGCTGATAATTCTGGTGATGTTCAGGTTATGCGCATGTACGTTCCGAAGGCAAAAGAAATGCGCATTTGGTCTGGCACGATCTCTTTTAACGATATCCCGCAGACCAGCGTAAACGAAATGGAAACCGTTTCTATCTCCGTTGCGCTGAAAGGTAACTTTGCATCCGTTGCCGCATAAAACAAAGGGGCTTGCGCCCCTTTTTTATTTGTGTAAAATTGACTCACAAACCAATCAGGAGAAAACAAAATGGCTAAATTTAAACTGACTATCGGCGCGATGCCTGACTTTAAACTTCCGGTGAAATTCAAGTTACCAGACGGCAACGAAGCAAGCATTGTTTTCACCGTCAAGCATAAAAAATCAAGCGAGATTCAGGAGCTTTATTCCCGCGAGTCGATGAAAGATTTTGAGTTTATCAAAGAGATCGCAACCAATTGGGATCTTGAAGAGGAATTTAACGAAGAAAACGTGTCCGCGCTCGTTGATTACTATCCGGCGGCAGCGCTCGCCCTTATGGGTTCTTACCTTGGCGCGCTGGCGGGCCAGCGGGTAAAAAACTAAAAAGGGCGGTCTATCTGTATTATCAGAAGCCGCCCACTGATGAAGAGTTGAAAACCTTTGGCCTTACCCGCGAGGACTACGAAGGCGAGGAGCCGCCGGAGATTATCTTTGATGAAAGCATGTCGCAGTCGTGGGATGTTTTCTGCGCAATGCAAACTCAATGGCGATCTGCCGGGGCCGGAGCTTATGGCCTTGACTATAATGTTTTGCCAATGCTTTTCAGGATCTATAAAATAGACGATGAGGAGATGGCTTTAAACGATTTGCGAATCATGGAGCAAAAAGCTCTTGAAATGATGCACGCGAGCAAATAACAAAGCGCCTTCGGGCGCTTTTTTCATATCTGGAGGTAACTTATGGCCGAACAATACGCTGGCTTAACGTTGGGCGTTGACGTCTCGCAAGTCAATAATGCCACCAAGTCATTAAAGCAATTCAAACAGGCTAATGATGAGGCGGCGAAAGGTGTAAAGAGCTTTGTTAATGAGGAGCAGGTGGCACGCGAGAAGGCGAAACAGCTTGCCCAGGAAACAAAGCGGCAGCGACAGGCTTTTGATAGCGTAAAGAATGCTATCGATCCAACCGCTGCAAAAATGAAAAAGCTAATCGACGCATCCAAGGAGCTTGATGCACTATGGAAGAAAGGCGTCGTTGACGATGAGCAGTTTTTTAGACTCGGTGAGTTGCTGGAGACTCAGATCGGGAAGCTTGAGCGAAACCGAAAGGCTTTAACCGAGGAAGGCCGAGCAGCAGCAGAGGAAGCAAAAAACAAGGCTGCGAGCGCGAGGGCTGGTGCTGCGTTCCTCAGCAACCTTGAAGATCAGGCGAGCGCGATTGGCAAGACTCGATCCGAACTCCTCGAAATGAAGGCCGCGCAACTCGGAGTTAGCGCACAGGCAGCGCCATTTATCGCGCAGCTAAAATCACAAGAGAAGCAGATGAAACTTGCCGGATTGAGCGCGGGCCAATATAGCCAGGCTATGCGCATGCTCCCGGCACAGATCACTGACGTTGTAACTTCTCTTGCGTCCGGCATGCCGATCTGGCTGGTTGCAATCCAGCAGGGCGGGCAAATCAAGGATAGTTTTGGCGGGATCGGGAATACGTTTAAGGTTCTCTTATCATACCTAACGCCAGCACGCATCCTGATAGGTGGCGTCGCCGCAACCGTCATTGCACTGGCTAAAGCTGGATATGATGCCTACAACTCTCAGCGCGAATTACAAAAGGCGCTGATAATGACTGGCGGATATGCTGGCACAAGCGCGGAAGAGATCAGGAATATGGTTTCGGAGCTTGCGGCGTCCTCTGAATCTGCTACTTACGGCCAGTTTATGGAGGTGGCAACGGCTATCGCCAAAACCGGGAAGTTTGCAAAAGATGAGCTAAAAACCATAACCAAGGCTACAACAGAATGGGTTAATGCCACTGGCGAATCGGCGGAAAAGGTTTCTGGATACTTTGAAGGAATAGTAAAAGATCCGGTCAAGGGTCTTGCGGAGCTAAACGAGAGCTTTAACTTTCTCGACAAGGGACAGTTAACATACATCGCCAACCTTGAAAAAATGAAGGGGAAAACGGCGGCTGTGCAGTATGCTACGGAGCTTTTCGCTAAAACCATGAACCAGCGCGCGCAGGAGATCGAATCGTCGGCAACTCCGCTCGAAAGGATGTGGAACAATATAAAACAGTGGGCCTCTGAATCATGGGACACCGTAGGGCGTGTAACTCTCGCGGCTGGAAACATGATCGCAGACGTTGTTATGGGTATTGTTAACCAGATCCAGCTAACTCTTGCGCAGGGCGACAAACTGATCGCTGACTTTTTAATCGGCGTTAGCGACAAGGTAAGCGGCATCCCTGGGGTCGGCAACTGGTTTAAGCAGATCGCTGATGAGCAATCCAAGGTGTCAAAGGAGTCGTCGGCGGAGATTTCGCGGCTGAAAAAAGAGCTTGACGATATCAACAACCGACTTTCTAACCCTTCCGGTTACAGAAAGATGGCTGACGCGCAAACCGACTTTACAGCCAAATCGAAGGAGACGAAAGAGGCTGTTAGGCAGGAGGCGAAAGCGCTTGAGGATCGAAACAAGACTCAGAAGGTCTCTATCGACCAGGGGAACCGATTGCTTGATCAGTACGAGCAGGACATTATCGCCCTAAAATCCCAGCTTGAAATGCTCAAAAAGCATAGGGACATTAACGACAAGATTAGCCAGCAGAGAAAAAATCTGTGGAACACTCAGGCGCGGTTCCAAGTGCTTGAGGAGGAGGCTAAACGGCGCACGCTTACTGCTGACGAAAAATCAGAGTTGGCGAACAAGGATAAGATCCTTTCGCTGCGCGAACAGGCCGCGATTATTGGCGATCAGATCGTAGCTCAGGAGCAACTCATCAAGCGCGAGCAGGACGCAGCAAAATATCTGCGAGATCAGGAAGCGAAGATTGCAGAGATCAGAGCGAAGGCGGAGGGAAAAAGCGCCAGAGAATCTGGAAGGGATGCGGAGATTGAACAGCTTAGGCAGAGTTGGTTAAGCAAGGGCGGGTCGATTGAAGATCAGCAATTGCAGCAGATGATCGAGAAGCGACGCCAATACTACGCCGAGGAGGACGCATTACGCTTAAACTGGCTGGCTGGTGTAAAATCAGCTTGGGCCGAGTACGGGGAAAAGGCGTTAGACGTAAACGCGCAAATAAGCGATGTTACAACCGCAGCGCTTGACGGGTTAACTAACCAGCTAACCGACTTCTTGACAACCGGGAAAGCAAATTTCAAAGACTTTGCAACAAACATACTCAAGATGATCACGCAAATGATTGTCAAAATGACATTGTTTAACGCAATTTCGGGTCTGATTGGAGGTAAGACTTTTTCGTTTAGCAGCATGTTTAGCGGAAAAGGTTTTGCTCGCGGCGGTTACACCGGAGACGGCGGGAAGTACGATCCAGCCGGGGTGGTTCATAAGGGCGAATTTGTTTTCACCAAGGAGGCGACAAGCAGGATTGGCGCTGGCAATCTCTATAAGCTGATGCGAGGCTATGCGAATGGCGGTCAAGTCGGCGGTAACATTGGCGGCGGTGGAGCTACAATCAGCGGAGGCTCTCAATTCTCTTTCGGAGACATTAACGTTGACGTGAACAACGGTAACGATCCAAAAGGTCTTGAGACTGGCGTTAAGATGATTTTCACGGAAATGATTCAACGCGCTTGCTCGCAGGGCGGAGAGGTTTACAACTTTGTTAACAGCAAGAGGGGTTAATTATGGCGCTTGACGAATTCAAATGGTGTACCCAAACGCAGGGAGGCGGCGGGTCAATGACGACAGAGAACAATGACAGGGAGGTTGTCTTTGGGAATGGATATAAACAGGTCGCATCTTCCGGCTTCAACACGGTTAGGAAAATCTACTCGGTTGTCTACGCCGGGAGCGACTACAAGAAAGTTCTCGCTTTCCTGAATGGTCACAGGCTAAAGCCTTTCCTTTGGGTGGATCCTGACGGTGTTCTTGGCCTGTATCGCGTTAGGACTGGCACTGTTTCGTCAAATCCAGTCTCACCAACTGTAAAGGAGGTAAAGGCCACGTTTGAGGAGCAATTTACATCAATGAAATAAAACAGCGGCCCGCCTTTTGTGCGGGCCTTTGTTATTCTATAATTAACAAAAAATGGAGGTGCTATAATGGCTAATGAAATATCACAAGCTTTTGGCAATTGCTTGCAAAGCCTTTACCCAGGCGAGATCTTAACGCTTGTTGAGATTGACGGTACGAAGTTTGGAGCGCAGGTTTACAGGTTCCACAACGAGAATATCTCCTACACGGCGGAGGAGTTGATGAAGGCCAGGCAAACCGGATCGCTTCCCGATAAGGTTTTGCGGTTTAGGGGTGAGGATTACGGGGCGCGACCGTTCGGCATAACCGGAATTAGTTTCACCAGTAACGGCAAGGCCGGAAAGCCTCAATTAACGGTTTCGAACGTTGATAGTCAAGTTTCCGCTCTAATCCGCGTCTATAACGGCATGATGCAAGCGAAGGTTACTATCTGGATAGTACCTGCTAACCTGATGGACTCAAAAGGAAATATTGCTGATGGCGATTGCCGCAAACTGGTTTACTACATTGAGAGGCCGAACTTTTGTAACCAGTCAGTCGGGCGTTTCGATTTAACGTCTCCTTACGATATGGACGGAATTATGATCCCGCCACGCACAGCGCAGAACGTCTGCTATTGGGCGCAGCGCGGCTGGTATCGTAGCGGTAAGGGTTGCGGCTATAACGGATCGCGAATGTTTGACAAAGACAATAACCCCGTAACAGACCCAAGCCAGGACTATTGCGCCGGGACGTGCACGGCATGCGAATTACGTTTCGGTAAGGGCAATCCTCTTGACTTCGGAGGATGCGCGGTTGCTTCACTATTGAGGAAAAATCAATGATTAATGCAAAAATTAAGCTCGAAATTATGCGCCACGCCCAAGACGTTTACCCGCATGAATGTTGCGGGGTTGTCACGCAGAAAAGCAGGGTACAAAAATACCACCGGATCGAGAACGTGCACAAAGACCCTGAAAATCATTTCGAAATGGACGCAGCAGAATACGTGCAAGCGCTTGATAGTGGCGAGCTAATCGCTATTGTTCATTCCCACACTGGCGACGGGGCAACCACGCTACCGAGCGCTCACGATACTTGCATGTGCGATGAAACTGGCGTGACGTGGGTAATCGTCTCGCTGCCGGAGGGCGATATGAGGATGATAGAGCCGGAATCAAGGCCGCTGACTGGTCGCCCTTGGTCTTTGGGATCTTACGATTGCTGGGGCTTGGTGATGGCGTGGCATAAAGAGCAAGGCATCACGCTAAACGATTTTCGCAAGCCTTACGAGTGGTGGAAGCCGGAGCACGGAGAAAACCTCTATCAAGATAACTATCTGCAAGAGGGTTTTGTTCCAACTGGCAAAGCGCCAGAGCCTGGCGATATGGTGATCATGCAACTGCAATCGCCAGTATGGAACCATGCGGGGATTTACCTTGGAGATAATCAACTGCTTCATCACGCATTTGGCAAGTTATCGCGCATCGACATTTATTCCGGCTGGTATCAGGAGCACACTGTTATGGTTTGCCGACATAAGGAGTTAAGCTAATGGAGACTATCAAGAGAATAAAGCTTTCTGGCTCGCTGGGGCGTCGTTTCGGCGTTTTTCATGAGTTAGCCGTTGAATCATACCCGGAAGCGATAAGGGCGCTCTCTGTGACGCTGGAGGGCTTTAAAGACTATATGCAAAGTGAGGTTGGCTCTCGCATGAGGTATGCTGTTTTCGTTGATGGTAAAAACGTGGGCCAGCACGACGAAAAAGCGTGGCAATGCGCAAAGGAGATCCGCATTATCCCGATCCCTACTGGCTCAAAATCTGGCGGATTGTTCCAGGTTGTTTTGGGCGCTGTCATTATGGCTACGGCGTTCTTTACTGGCGGCGCGTCACTTGCCGCGATGGGGGCGCTCGCATCGTCTGCCTTCATGATGGGCGGTGCGATGGTTCTTGGTGGTGTTATGCAAATGATTTCGCCGCAGCAAGGCGGGGTTATGCGAGAGAGCCAGGGCGCAGAGAATAAACCATCATATGCTTTCGGCGGCGCAGTCAACACCACGGCGGCTGGATACCCTATCCCGATCCCGTATGGATACAGGACGGTAGGCGGAGCAGTCTGGAGCGCCGGGAGTTATTCAGAGGATAAAGTTTAATTTATGGCCCGCCTTGCGCGGGCTTTTTTGCGTCCGTATAATGACCCAATCTAGGTACAGCACAAAAGGTTAAAACTTATGGCAAAAAATATGATAACCGGGAGTAAAGGCGGCTCATCAAAGCCTCATACTCCAAAAGAGTTGGAAGATAACCTGATTTCAATTAACAAAATCAAGATCTTGCTCGCGGTTTCAGATGGCGAGTGCGACCCTGATTTTTCGTTAAAGAATCTATATCTTGACGACGTTGTTGTTCAGAACGAGGACGGCTCATTTAACTATGAGAATGTCAAGGCTGAATTTAGACCAGGCACGCAGGATCAGGACTACATCCAAGGCTTTACTGACACTGCAAGCGAAGTGACCGTTGCGCGAGACCTGACAACAAAGACGCCGTTTAGCATTTCAGTAACGAACAAAAACCTGTCCGCGATCCGCATCAAGATTCTGATGCCGCGAGGCGTTACCAGTGAAGATGATGGCGATCTGGTTGGTGTTCGCGTTGAGTATGCGGTTGATATGGCGGTTGATGGCGGTTCGTTTAAGCAAGTGTTAAGCGACGTTATCGAAGGCAAGACGACCAGCGGATATGACCGCAGCAGACGAATTGACTTACCAAGCTTTAACCAGCAGGTGATTTTACGAGTTCGTCGTGTTACGCCGGACAGCACAACTGCGAAAGTTACGGATCTAATCCGCTTGCAGAGCTACGCCGAAGTCGTCGATGCAAAATTTCGTTATCCTCTGACTGGTCTTGTTTATGTTGAATTCGACTCTGAATTGTTCCCAAACCAGATCCCTCGAATCGCAACAAAGAAGCGCTGGAAGGTGATTAACGTCCCAAGCAACTACGACCCGATCGCCAGGACTTATAGCGGCTCTTGGAACGGTACGTTTAAAAAGGCGTGGAGCAATAACCCTGCATGGGTTCTTTATGACATTATCACCAGTCAGCGCTATGGATTAGATCAGCGTGAGTTGGGGATCCCTATCGACAAATGGAGTCTTTACGATGTAGGGCGCTATTGCGATCAGATGGTTCCAGATGGAAAGGGCGGGCAGGAGCCGCGCTATCTGTGCGATGTTGTGATTCAAAGCCAGGTTGAGGCGTTCCAGCTTGTGACTGACATTTGCTCAATCTTCCGGGGAATGACTTTCTGGAATGGCGAAAGCCTTTCGATTGTGGTTGATAAGCCGCGCGAGCCGTCTTACATCTTCACAAACGACAACGTTGTTAACGGCGAGTTTTCTTACACGTTCGCCAGCGAAAAGAGCATGTACACATCATGTAACGTGACTTTTGACGATGAGCAGAACATGTATCAACAAGACGTTGAACCAGTTTTCGACACGGAGGCCGCCTTACGATTTGGACACAATCCAACAAGCATAACCGCTATCGGATGCACACGACGCAGCGAGGCAAACCGCCGTGGCCGCTGGATCCTGAAAACCAACTTGCGCAGCACAACGGTTAACTTCGCAACCGGGCTTGAAGGTATGATACCGACAATCGGCGACGTTGTGGCAATCTCGGACAACTTCTGGAGCAGCAACCTAACTCTCAACCTATCCGGTCGAGTGATGGAGGTTAGCGGTCTGCAAGTTTTCGTGCCGTTTAAGGTTGACGCACGCGCTGGTGACTTCATCATGATCAACAAGCCTGACGGCTCGCCAGTTAAGCGCACCATATCGCGCGTAAGCGGCGACGGTAAGACTTTGGAGCTTAACGTAGGGTTTGGCTTTGACGTAAAACCGGATACCGTATTTGCGATTGAGCGCACTGATATAGCGCTTCAAAAATACGTTGTAACGGAGATAACGAAAGGCGATAGCGATGAGGAGTTTACCTATCGTGTAACGGCTGTTCAGTATGACCCGAACAAGTACGATGAGATCGACTATGGCGTAAACATTGATGATCGACCAACGTCGATTGTTGACCCTGACAGACTGCAAGCGCCTAAAAACGTTCGCTTGTCGTCTTACTCTCGCGTTATCCAGGGCGTAAGCGTGGAAACAATGCACGTTAGCTGGGATAAGGTCGAATATGCGTCAATGTACGAAATGCAGTGGCGAAAAGGCAATGGCAACTGGCACAACACGCCGCAGACGGCGAACAAAGAAACGGAAGTTGAAGGCATTTATGCAGGCAACTACTCAGTGCGAGTTCGCGCAGTATCCGCGGGCGGGAGTGCGTCTCCGTGGTCAGCGATTGTTAACGCTACTCTGACCGGGAAAGTTGGCGAGCCTGGCGCGCCTATTAACCTGACTGCATCTAATGATGAAGTTTTTGGCATTAGAATCAAATGGGGTATGCCGGAAGGCACGGAGGACACCGCATACATTGAGTTGCAGCAATCTGAAACCGGAAAGGCTGAATCAGCAACTTTGTTGAGTTTGGTTCCGTATCCGCAGCGCGAATACTGGCACAGCATTTTGCCTGCTGGTTATACCAACTACTATCGCGTAAGGTCGGTGGATAAGATCGGCAACGTGTCGGCCTGGACTAACTTTGTTAAAGGTCAATCCTCAATCGATCTTGACGATATCGTTGGCGACATTTTAGACGACATTCTTAAAAGCGAAGGCTTAAAAGATTTGATCGAGGGAGCCATTGATCAATCAGAAAAGATTCAAGATGCGGTTGAATCAGCCAAAGACTCGGCCAACAAGATTAAGAATCAGGCGCAAGCGATTATCGAAAACGCTCTTGCAACCGATACTAATCTGCGATGGACACGAGTAGAAAACGGCAAGCGAAAAGCCGAGATCGGGGAGTCATTCGAAATGATAGCCACCGAGACGGAAGCCAGGATTGAAGCCATAAACAAGCTTAGGACTGAATTCGACGCCGGAATCAGCGCGGAGATAACCAAAGTAACGAAGCTTATCTCTGATGAGACTCAGGCGCGAGCGACTCAGGTTAACGAGCTTAAAACAGAGTTCACGACCGAGATCGGAAAGACCAACGCCAAAGTGCAGCAGGCTCAGGATGCGGTAACAACCGAGACGGAAGCAAGGGCGCAAGCAATCCAGAATCTTGACGCGAAGCTAACCAAGCAGATTAATGATGCGAAAGTTGAGCTAAACGCCAATATCAGCAGGGTTGACCAGGCGATTACGGATGAAGTCGGGGCGCGAGCGGAGGCGGTAGAATCGCTTAAAGCTCAGTATAAAAAGGACATTAGCGAAGCCATAAAAGGCGCGGAGACTGAATTTAACGCGAGCATTGATAGAGTCAACCAAGCCATAGCCAACGAGGAAGAGGCGCGTGCTCAGGCCGTAACAAGCCTTGACGCGAAGCTAACGAAACAGATTGGCGACACGAAAAAAGAGCTTGGTGCATCAATCGACCGGGTAGATCGGGCAGTCACTACCGAGCAGCAAGCGCGAGCGGAAGCGATTTCTGGTCTTGACGCGAAAATGACAAAACTTGTCGGAGATACAAAGACTGAAATTAACGCTAATGTCAGTCGAGTTGATCAGGCGGTTGCAAGTGAGGCGGAGGCGAGAGCTAACGCTGACTCGGCGTTAAGCACAAGGATCGGAGATACTCAGGCTGCATTAACTCAGAAAATGGATTCATGGGTTAACGCGGAGCAAGCTGGCGTTATGTACGGCGTAAACCTTGGCCTCAAGTATAAGGGCAAGGAGTACAAGGCCGGGATGAACTTAATGCTTGTTGGTGAGGGTGACAACGCAAAATCTCAGTTCCTGTTTAGCGCTGATCGGTTTGCTATCATTCCATCGTTAAGCCGTGGCGATCTTAAAACGCTGCCGTTTGTTGTTGAAAATGATCAGGTGTTCATGCAATCGACGCTGATTAAAGACGGCACGATCACAAACGCGAAGATTGGAAATGAGATCCGCTCAAACAATTTTGTTGATGGTTCTCAAGGCTGGCGTGTTGGCAAGGATGGTAGTTCGCAGTTCAATAACGTTATCGTTCGCGGAGCGGTTTACGCTAATGATGGCTACTTTAACGGCACCGTTTACGCTAACCGCATCGAGGGCGACGTGATGATCGCAGAGTCTGACACGATACCGCTCAAGAGCGTTGAGCGCTTTGGAAGCGGCGACTATGAGATTTTCAGAATTAACGGGGAGAACTTTGATCGACAAATCGACACAAACCTTATTGTCTGGTGTTCTTGCTCTCAGCGAAACTACTTCCGCTTGATTGTGCAAACTCCAGGTAAGGGGGATGTTGAATATTATTATCTTGACACTGGTAACGAAGGTGGTGGTAGGGCGTTTGCTTTGCGCGGATTCTTCATTCCGGCAGCGGGCAGAGGGCAGCAAAACAGGATCCTTGTTAGGGTTCAGGAAAGCCGAAGCTCAACAATCAAGACTTACACGCCTTGGGTTGAGCGGGAAATGGGGCAGAAGTACAACGACGTTCCTAACTCCACCATTAATAACCGAAACTTCATTCGTGAAAAAACCTATATTGCAGCATACCGAGCAGGTCGCCGCATTATAGCGTAATAAAAAAGGGGCCTATTGGCCCCTTTGTTTTTAGCACTTCTCTTTGATGCCGCCACGCATAAGGTTTGCGTTCCAGCACTGGACACTTTCGCCCTGCTTAATCACGCGGCCCTTAGACCATTCAGCGCGAGCTTTGCCAGATTCTGAATGCTCATAAGAGGATCGCATGTTGGCGTGATTGTTGGAGTTAACGGAGCTTGCGTTTGGGCCTTCGCCTTTCTCGTTGATAGCCAGCGCAGCCGGAGACGCGACAAACAGAGCCATAAACAGCGCAACGGTGATTTTGTTCAGTTTCATGATTTTTCTCCTCTTGTTGGTTGAGGCTAAAGTATACGACCACAAGAGCAAAAACGCAACAACTATCGAAATGGTTGTTTAGTTCTGTTTACGAGCGTTCACAACCTCGGACTCCGCAGAATTGCGCAACGTTTAAAAACAGAAAAAACATCGAAAATCACCTATAATAGATAATAAAAACAATAAGTTATGTTATATTAATCTTATTTGTTCTCTATACTGTATAGTTTGTTTTGCTAGTTTGATGGTGGTCTCTGTATCTGGTGAAATATATAAATATTAATTTCCGGGTGTATCTATCTAGTATCTGGCCTCCGAAATCGGCGCAACGAGGAAACAAATAAAAAACACGATTGCAGCGGCGCGCAAATCAACAACTTACGAGCGAGTTTTGTTTCATGGCTTATTCCGCTTGTTGAGAAAACAACAAAAACATCTTTTGGTGTTGACTAAACGCACGAATTGCATATAATGCTGATAAACCAACAAGGAGATAGAAAATGACTGATAACGTGTTTCGTGTTTTCACAAGCGAAGAGTTAACAAACGACGCATATCACGATCCGAACTCTTGGTGTGCAGAGTACGTAAGCGGATCCAGCCTGGCCGATATCTTCTCAAGCTGCCCGGCTGCGTGGAAATTCAAGCAGAGAGAAAACAGCAAGGCGCTAACGTTCGGCACACAGTCGCACACCAACTTTGAAAGCCGGGAGTTGTTCGAGAAGCATTATCGCAGAGCGCCAGCGGCGGAGGACTTTAAGGATCTGATTACGAGTCAAACCGCATTAGCCAGTAAGTTAAAATCTTTTGGCCTGAAAGGTACAACCGGGAAAGGCTACCCGGAACTGCTGGAAATGATGGTTAAGTGCGGCGAGGATTTGAATGTGCTTTGGCTTATAGAAATGATCGCAGAAAGCCAGGCGCGGGCCGATGGAGTCGAGCTTGTTAACGCTAAGGACTATGACGCATGCGTTAAAATGCGCCAGGTGCTGGAATCCATACCGGAGCACAACGCATGCATGAACAGCCCAACGGCGCAGCGAGAGCTATCAATCTTCGGGGTTATCGACGGCGTAAAAGTCAAAGTGAGATTGGATCACATCGACATTTGCAAAGGCGTGTGGGCCACCGTAAAAACCGGAGATGATCCAGAAGGAAACCCGATTTACGAGGCTGTGCAATATGAAGAGGCGATTGTAATCACCGACTACAAGACCACGGCGAGCGCCAACCCTGCTGAATTTGGACGCCTGGCGGTGAATCACGGTTACTTGCTCAAGATGGCTTTGCAACACGATCTGTTTAAGCGTGCGTATCCAGATGAAAAGCGGCCCGTGGTTGTGCGACTGCTGGCGCAGGAGAAAAAGGAGCCTTTCTTGCCGCTGGCGTTCCGCATGAGGCCGGAGCATTTAAAGATCGGTCGCTTGCAGTATATGAGCGTCATTAAGACCTTCGCCATGTGCGAACAGCATAACATCTGGCCCTCATATGCCAACGGGGAACCGGAAATCGATCTCGATGTTCCTGACTGGTTCACTCGACAGTACAAAGAATTTTTGTAGTAAATGGCACAAATAGCTAAACAAATGAAAAGCGTGGTGTTATAATGCACCACGTAAGTTAAACAAGAGGAGAAACACAATGGAAAACATGACCAAAGAAAAAGCCGAAGTAATCGAGCACATGAAAGAATTCATCTACGCTATGGCCGACGCGCTGCGAAACTTTGTTTTCCCATTAGACCCGACCGAAGGCCCGGAAGAAATGGCATACATTCGCCGCGTAATGGGCGCAGTTGATAATGTGATTCTCACCGCGACAATGCGAGAGAATGACCAGACAGCAGTCCAGGCTATGAGCCTGTCAAGTGACGAAATGCTTAAAAATTTGATTGCATTCCACACTCAAAACGAACAAAAACACTGATTAAATCGGGAGGCTTTGGCCTCCCACCGTTCAGGAGATAAGAAATGAAGCTTTCCGAAAAGTTCGACGAAGTTTTACCAGCGCTGCATAAGGCCCGCAGCATGTTCGTTAAGGTGAAAAAAGACAAGCAAAACACACACCTAAAAAACAAATATGCGACGCTCGATAGCGTTCTTGATGCAATCACCCCGGCGCTAACAGATAACGACCTTATGTTGATGCAGGATATGATCGAGAGCGAAGCTCCGAACAGAATCAAGGTCGAGACTACGGTAATCCACATTTCCGGGCAATGGGTTAAATTCTACGCTGAATTGCCGATTGTAAAAAACGACCCTCAAGGCGTCGGATCCGCATTCACTTACGCCCGCCGCTACGCAGCCGCCGCAGCATTTGGTTTAAGCCAGGCAGACGACGACGCGCAAATCGCAGTTAAGAGCGCGCAGGACTGGAAGCGCGACATTGACAAGTGCGAAGATCTGGAATCGTTGCAGCGCGTTCTAAAACAGGCATGGAGCGCATGCGATCCGGCAAGCAAACAGGTTGTCAAAGAGCATTACGAAAGCCGCAAGGCTCAGATTGAGATCGGCAGTGCTCGCGGATTCTCCCCGGCAACGCCAAAGCAAAACCTTGCAAGCGAGGTTGACCACGCAGCAAAGAAAGCTGTAGAATCGCAACCAATTACCGATTTTGAATAACTCAACGGGGCGGAAACGCCCCATTTTTAGGAGCAAAGATTATGCATGTGATTACTGGCGAGATCCGAAAGGAGCCGCGAATTAAGCAAGGGCAAAACGGGACGCTGTATGTTGTGGAGCTTTCCGAGCGATACAAAGACCGAGATCAGCAATGGCAATACACAAACTATACTTTCTTCTTTAATGCCAAGAGCGAAGGGTTAAACGGCTGGTATCAGGAGGCTTTCCAGGTCGGCAAGGTCATTTCAGTCTCCTGTGAAACTCTTCGCATTGAGTCTCGCGAGTACGAGGGTAAGGTTTACAACACGCTTCAAGCTGGCGGTTTCGCAAACCTGATTTTCAGCCAGCGCGGCGCAGCACAAGCGCCACAGCAAAGTGCACCGCAACAAAGCGCACCACGACAGCAAGCGCCACAGGCAAACAATCATCCGCCGATTGATTTTGACGATGACATTCCGTTCTAATAAAAAAGGAGCCTTTCGGCTCCTTTTCTTTTACTCTCCTTTCAGTTTTTTGATCTCCTCTTTCAATTCCTCAACCTGGGCCGACAGCGCCTTGATTGCGCAAAGTGCATCCATTAACAGCGGGTTACTGTCAAGAACAAGTCGCTTATTCTCGACTACGTTCCCGTCCGCGTCCTGATAGGATGCGTCGCTCTCCTTGACATAGCACGGATCAATTTCTCTCACCTGCTGCGCAATAACACCACGGCGTTCTCGTTTTTGTTCATCATCCTTATATGTGAACTTGACAAGATTCATCGCTTTGATGTTTTCGAGTGACTGCAAGCCGTCATAGTCAACAACATTGTCTTTGTAGTTAATGTCAGATAGACCAGCAAAAACAACGTCGCCATGCGTAGTGCTTGAGATCTTGCCGTTTGCCTTAAACTGCCAATACTGCGTAGTCCCGCCAAAGCCGCTAACCTCAATAACGCCACGGTGTTCATATCCAACGTTTTCCTCCATCCACAGAGCGCAACGCGCACCGCCACCCTTTTCGTTAAACCTTGAGATAAAGGACGGTGCTTTAAGTATCGCGCCATTTCCGCCAGTCGGATCTTCAACGGGCCAAGCAATGAAGGCGTCATTATAGCAACCCCTAATTAACCCTCGCGCCATGAACTCGTTCATTGTGCGCACGCTTCGACAATCAAAAGTTAGCTGATCCGCAGCGTCGTTGATAATCCTTGCCGTGTAATCGCTTGCTGACTTATTGAAGTGAAAGTCAATAAACGGCGAGGCGTGGTAAAGCTCAATACCTCCGCTTTCTGTCTGTAGTACTCCCTTACTAAACACCCTTGCGCAAGTCATATCGCCAGTAGATTCAATCTCACCATTAACTACCATTTTCCCGTTTCCGGCAATCGTCACCTGGCCGTTTGAGCTTGAATCACCGTTCGGCCTGATGTAAATCATTTGACCAGCTTTCGCACTAATAATTGGCGAGCCGGAAGCGTTGCAACGGATTGCCGCACCTTGACCAAATGCAATTTTGGTATCTCCACCACTTGCAGACGTGCAAGAGATCTCGATCCCATTGTCCGATGCCGCAGCGCCAGCGGGTAGCAGTTGAACCTGCCTATCAGTGCCACCGGAGGCAGACAGAATCAAGCGACCCTCGCCACCTTCGCGAACCATTGCACCGCGACCAATCACGATCCCCTTGTCACTACCCGGCACTTTTGATGCAGCGCCGCCACCAACGCCAAGGTTTCCGTTTAGAGCGCCAGCGCCGCCAACAGCAAGCTCACCACCAGAAAGACGACCGGATGCGCTTAACGTCTTAACGCTAACGTCTTGATTAATGCCGCTAACAATCGACTCGCGCCATGCCGACCAAGATCCGTTGTTGCAATAACGTGTGAATTCACGATTTGACTCAGTGCCGAAAAGTCGTTGGCGGTTAGTAAAATCAGTGTCACTCACTTTACGGATCGACTCGACGTAAAGAATGAAGTTGCCAGCCACCCCGCCCGGCTTGTTGGTAATGTTGCTACCGCCTCCAGCGCTTGGGCATTGATAAACATAAACCGTTCCAGGATCGCTTTTCTTAATCATCAAGGAATTAAGATCAATTTTCTGGTCGGCGATGTTTTTAGCTTCCCAAGTCCCAGCAAATCCGTTAGTGAAATTCATTAGCCCGGCGACAGAGAAACCAGCATCCATCATCTTGCGCGTTACAATCTTGCTGTTTTGCTTCTGGTCTGCATTCTCACCAAAGGCAATATCACCATCAACATCAATACCTAGCAGTTTCTGGTTCATGTTGTTTAGCTTAAATCCAATAGACAAATTGGAATCAGCATCGCGAACAAGAACTACAGGAGTGTGTTGCTTACCGCTAACCCGCAGGTTTGTTGACCCTGTGTTCGTGTCGTCATTGGCGAAGTCGGCAGTACGAGAGGCGATCTTATAGTTGATCTTTGCGTCTCGCGCTTCAATTCGCCCATCATGGCGCACGATAAAATCACCACCAGTTGTTCCGCCTTTCGTTTTCGCCCGGATATGAACCTCGCCGAGTGAGTCGGAGTTCTCAGGAGCCCAAATAACACCCCTCTCGTTCCCGTCCGCATTTATGAACCACAGGTGAGCGTTTCCGCTTGCAGATTTTAGCCTGATAGACGGCGTTCCTTTTGAGATATCAAGATCTCCAGTCATTGTGTCGCCAGCTTTTTTAACTTGCGCGTCGTTGGTTACATTGCTCAGTCCAACGTCTGACTTTGACGGCTTGTTTGCTGTGCCATAAAGGGTGTTTACCTTTACATTCCCAGCGGCAAGACTTGAGTCATTGGCGGCGAGTATCACAACCTTCCCACTGTTATAGTCAATGTTAATCGCTGAATTAGTGTCACCGCAGCGAGAGAACACACCGGAACCGTGAGATATAATATTTGAGGTGGAGCCAGACTTCTGACTTGCGCGCCAAAAATGACCGCCTTTCTCTTTCATGCGCTGCATTAAGTCTGCGTTGCTGGTAATGTCACTGTATGAAATCCCGTTACCGCCAAGACCAAAAGCACCAATTTCCATAACGTTAGCAAGGCCAAGATCGCTACGAGAAGGCTTGTTAACCTCATCATATACGCGAATAGCCTCGCTTTTCACCCAACCATCCGGCGCGCCCTCTTGGCTAACATATCCGCTAGGAATATAGAGGTCAACTCGACCTGCTTTCGCCAGAATCGCCACCTTCACATTGTTAATGAAAGCTCGCTGGTAAGCCCAAATCTCAAAGAAACCATCACCCTTAACAACCCCGTACCGCAATTGGTTATCTTCCGCAAGGCTAGGATCACCAAGGCGGCGAATCTGCATAAACTGGCGAACGTTTGAAGCGGTAATTGCCGTTGTTCCAAGGGAACGCGCTGACGCATCAAGAAAGTCTATTGAACCAAATCTCGCTCCATAGTTTCCGCCGTTTGTGATCATTAGTGTAACGTGGCATTCAGACAAACCCGAATCGGTGAGCTTTGCGATTTTTACAAACCTTTCATTTGCCCCTGTGCCAACGGGCCAATTATATTGGATCATCGGACTTGAGATGCCTTGAGCGATATCAGCATACTCCTTTGCTTTGTTCTCGCTGTTTTTAGCGTTGGTCTCGCTTGTCTTTGCTGCTGCCTGGCTGGCCTTGGCTGCGTTCTCGCTATTCTTGGCGTTAGTCTCAGATGTTTTAGCCGCTGTCTGGCTTTCCTTGGCTGCGTTCTCGCTATTCTTTGCCGCATTCTTGCTTGCTTCCGCCGCCGCTTCGCTTGCCTTGGCGTTAGTCTCGCTGGTTTTGGCTGCGTTCTTGCTCGCTGCCGCCGCGTTTTCTGACGCCTTAGCGTTTGTTTCGGAGGTCTTAGCCGCCGTCTGGCTTGCCGCCGCTGCGTTCTTACTTGCCAGCGCTGCCGTCTCGCTTGCTTTCGCTGCGTCTTGGCTTACTTTTGCCGCGTTCTTGCTGGCCGCCGCTGCATTCTCGCTGTTTTTTGCGTTGGTTTCAGAGGTTTTAGCTTTCGTCTCTGACGTTTTGGCGTTTGTTTCCGAAACCTTGGCCGCTGCCGCGCTTTGCTTGGCCTGATTGGTCAGATCTTCAAGTTTTTTGAAATCGAACTCTTTCAAGAACTCGATGAAGTGCGCGAACTCGGTTTCTTTGCCTTGATAGTATCGCAGCGTCTCCGCCACGTCTTGCGCCAGGCCGTCAACGGTGATTGAATCGTGAAGGAAGATCACATAGTCAACCTTTGAAACCACAGCCTTGTTAGTGGTAACGGCTCGCATGGAGGTATCATTAACTACCTCTGTGATAACGCCAAACTGTAAAGGGTTAGATAGAAAGATGATTGTAGCGCCGGAGCGAATTAGCGTTAGTTGCTCGCGCCATTTCGTGCCGTAGCCAGTAATATAACCTTGAGCGTCCATTGACGCCTGTCCTGTGCGATAAATAGCCATTTGTAAAATCTCCTAAATAGCACGTTTTGTTAATGACAAGCGTAATTTTAGCATTGTGCAATGCATAAAAAAAGGCCCGACACTAAAAAACCGTACCGGGCCAAAACCAATGGAGATAATACACAATGAGGGTTTAAAGCAGTGTTTCAGGCTTGTAAAGCTTTCGCTCTATGCCGTTGCGGAAATTATCACCTACGGGAATCATAACGTCAAGACCCCTTTCCTCCGCAGTTATCAGGATATCTCGATCCGTTGATTTGCACACTACGCGCATGTTTCGCTGGCCTTTGTAGCGATGCGCCACCATTTCAATATTGTACTGACTAAAGCAGGCCCAGACCTCCTGACAAGTTGATAAATAGATGTGCTGTGCATCAATCCAGTCAGAGCAAAGGTAAATCGTCTTGTCTGTGCTTCCAGTTACCGCAACCGATCCCCTTGTGTAATCGCGAGCCAGGAATGACCGTTCCCCCTCCTCGTTTATGAAAAGCACGTTGCACATTTCATCATCCAGACCATCATCATGCACCATGCGGCATGGGATCGCGTGAATGTATGAACCATCTTTAACGCCGCAGTCGTAAAATTCATCTTCCGGCAGGTAAATACCCTCGTACATGGTGAGCGGCGTTCTATCAAATTTCAGCGTTCTCTCCATCGCCTTTGCGCAGCATTCATGCGAGGCTTGAGCGCCAAAGTTGTAGCCGGAGGAGCGGGAGGCTCGCTTGTTCGCCTTGATCACATATTCTTGCGGAACTTTACCAAGGAATCGCCCCAGGATGTTGATCACTTCGCTGTAAGGCTCCCCGGTTAACTTCATCATCCAGCCGATCCCGGAGTCGTTACCGCATGCGTTGCAGATCGCGCCGCCGTCGCCAGTCTCATTAAGCTTGTCAGTCCAGCGGAAACGGTCTTTACCGCCACAATGCGGGCAAGGCTGGTGCTTCTTGTTGAAAACATCATTGTGCAAGCCGCAAATGCTTTGCAGAGCATCACGCCACATGCCTTTCATGTACGGCAAAACATCTTCTTTCTGGAAAAACTGCATTTCGTTACCTCCAATAAAAATCGCGCGTATGGATAATGCCACGCGCGCGATAATTTGGTTTAGCAATTTGTGCTGTCTTTTAGGTCTGACTCTTTCACTACGCGGAGCATTTCTCGGCGGTCGCAAGTTCTGGTTAGTGCCTTGCCGTTTGAATCAAACCGCAAATCAGGACGGCAAAATGACGCTCGAAAACCCTTGCAGCCGTTGCGCTTGTAGTCCTTTTGCACTCGCTCGGCCCCGCTTGCCGAAATCATACCACGCTTGCGCCATTGCTGGATCGTCTGGTGAGTCACACCAAGGCGTCGGCACATTTCCGCTTGCGTGCCGTAATACTCGCGTATAATATCAAGCCTTGCCCGCAACCCCGCGCGCACTTCATCTTTTAGCACGTAGTAGCCTGTTTTGCGCTTGCGCTTCTTCTTGTCTTTGCCTCTACGTGTGCCGTTGTTTCCGTTGAGTGTGCGCTTGTCAACTTCACCAGTAGATACTGCGATGCGTGGCTCTTTCATAAAATATCTCCTATAGCATTTTTTGCTAAAAAATTTCGTTTTGAGGCGTTTATTATAGCTGCAAACGAACTAACGTTAAAGGTTTAAAATGGCTATTCCACACATTGACAAGCAACTTTCCGCGCTCGGCGAATCAGTAATTAAGGCGATTCAGGAGCGATTTACCGTTGGCGATATCGTCCCTTATCCTTACCAGTGCGTCGCGTATACAGAGATTGCAAAGCGCATGAAAAATTATGAGCATCCATTCTTTGTTAAGGCTTCCGTGTCTGCTGGTAAAACAATCATCTTCGCAATGGTTGCCGCGCAGTGCAAGCGCATGGGCTTGAAAATGATGGTGCTTGCCCGCCAGGCAGAAATCGTGGATCAGGACTCCGAGGAGATCTCAAACTTCGGTGTTCCCAACTCCATCTATTGCGCCGGACTCCGCACAAAAAGCGCTTATTTCCCGATTGTCGTCGGGTCAGAGGGAACCGTTTCAAACGGCATGTTTAAGGCTCTCGGTGATTACGTCCCGCACGTAATCGGGATTGACGAATGCCACCAGGTGGATTGGGAGGATTTGGCGGACGCAATAGAAAACGATGAGCAGTATGAACAAATGACCACGAAAAAAGGTGAGCTTGTCCTGAATGGTGACGGATCCTACATTTTCAACAAAGACGGCGAGCCAATGAAAGGCACAGGCCGCAGCCAATACACCGTTATCATTCGCGAAATGCAAAAGCGCTGCAAGGAAACTTACGGCCATGAATTGCGTATTTTCGGAATGACTGGATCGGAGTTTCGCGGCGTGGTTCCAATCCTCGTTGAGGATAAGCGCATCAAAGGGTTTTGGCGTGAGCAGGTCACGAACATTGACACCAACTACCTGATCAAGGTTGGCTCGGTTGTGCCGACTAACTTTGGTAACGTTGACGGCTTAGGCTATGACCTGTCAGAGTTCGAAGCATCCAGTGAAGATGGAGTTGCAGACTTCGACCTTAAAACGCTGCGCGCTATGGAGGAAAAAATCCACAACGACGCAACAATGACGCAGAAGATAATGCAGCGCGTTCATGAGATCTGCAAAGACCGAAACGGCGTACTGGTGACGTGCGCGGGTGAGCGCCATTGCAAAGAAGCAGCAGCCGCATTACCGCCAGGCACAACGTACCGGATTATCACTGGCAAGACTGGCGAGAAGCAGCGTAAGGAGTGGTTGCGAGAAGCGTTTGAGGGGAAAGTTAAATACATTTTCCAGGTTATGGCCCTTACCACTGGCGTTAACGTGCCGTTTTGGGATACGTCTGTTATTCTGCGTAAGATTGGCTCGTTAACACTGCTGATCCAGTTGCTGGGGCGCGGAATGCGACTGTTAAAGAAATGGCATATTGACCAGGGATTCAAGAAAGACGATCACCTTGTTCTCGACTTCGCCGGATGCCTTGATGAGTTGGGCCAACTTTACTTTGATCCGATTTTAGAACAGGCGCAGTTTCAAAACCGATTCTCAACCGGGAAAGATCCTAAACACTGCCCGATTTGCGGGACGGAAAACAGCTTTTATGCTCGCCGCTGCATTCACACCGACGCAGACGGGAACCGCTGCGAGCATTTTTGGAAATTCCGCGTGTGCGAAAATCAGATTGACCCACGGACGAAAAAAGTGATTGTGCCAGGTTGCGGAACGAAAAATGACGTTGTAGCGAGAGTGTGCCGTTGCTGCGATGCGTCACTGATTGACCCTAACGAGAAGTTGAGCGGCAAACACTACACAAAAAATGACTGGTGCACGGTGAAAAGCTTCCGTGTCGATATGACAAAAAACCAGAAGGGGATCGTGTTCTGCTACGAGCTTGAGGCGCACGGAGAAACATTCAAGGCGTATGAGAAATTTTTCCCTGAATCCGACAGCCAGATCTGCAAAGCAAAATGGCGTCAAGCAGCGTTAGCTCACATTGTAGATCGCAGGGTGGCGGGAGTTACAGCCATCTACCGCAATGCGAGAAAGATCATGATGAATGCGCACTACATTGTGACGCCGCAGAGAGTTACCCACCGCAAAAATGCGAAGGGTGAAGATATTATTTATAAAAAGGAGTTCTGATCATGATTACAGATAAGGGTGATTATCTTGAATTTTACGAGCGGGATCCGAGTGATACGCGAAAAGAGGATTCGCACCAGGTTGATTGCGTGGCGTGGTTGCGCCACCACTACCCACATATTTTATTCTGGCACACTGTCAACGAGGGGCAAAAGACGATAACAAGCGCGCTGCGCGATGAGCAAGCCGGATTAATGAAGGGCGTTTCCGACTTCATAATCCTGATTGGTATCAATGCACCTTACCCCTTCGCGGCTATAGAGTTGAAGCGGGTAAACAAATCAGGCAAAGGGAAGGCGTCACCAGTCAGCGACGAGCAGAAAGCTTTCTTGCGTGCCGTTCGCCAGCGCGGAGGGTTCGCCGCCGTAGCTTACGGGTTCAATCAATTTAAGCTGGCTATATATGATTTGGAAAATAGCACGAATTGCTAAAACAGCCGCAAGGGAATGCGGCATAATGGCTTCAACGAAAACGAATGGAGATTCAAAAATGAAAAAGATTATTGCGGTTGTTCTGGCTACTATCGCACTTGCTGGTTGCGGAAGCAAGGAAGAGGTTTATGTTTGCGAATCGTCAAAATTCACTGTAACAGAAAACAATATCATTGCAAGTGACGAAAACGGATCGACAGTGTTAGATAAAGAGATTGATAATGTTTATAGCACAATGACGCCAGCCGGGAAGATGAGAGTAGTCAAGAACGATAATAAATTCACTGTTAGCGTATCAGTATTTAGTGTAACCAAGGAATGCAAAATCGCGGAGGGAAAATAATCATGGCTAAAGATATTGCAGATAAAGACACTCACGACGCATTTGTAACTTTCGAACAGCTTGAGCGTGAAAACTTTATTACAAACGCGCTTGTAACTGGCGGTCATTACCAGGCGGTAAAGCCTGATACATATTACCAGGTCACTGGCAACCGATACGCAGGAAGCAAAACGCCGGATGTAGTCCGCGACCTTTGGGCTACCCCTCGCGAGGTTGTGGAATATATGGAGGCGCGCTATGGAAAATATGATCTCGACGCGGCGGCCAGCGATGAAAATAAGGTGTGCGATAAATTTTACAGTAAAGAGACCAATTGCCTAAAACGCTGGTGGGGAAGCAAAAAGCACGTTTGGCTTAACCCTCCTTACAGCAACCCGACTCCTTTTATCAAAAAGGCAATAGAGCAGATGGAGCACGACAACCAGATCGATATTCTGCTACCTGCTGACAACTCGACAGCATGGTTTATCGAGGCACAGCAGAGCGCGGCGGAAATAATCTGGATCACGGGCGAGGTTTGGGAAGATGGAGGCGTAGAATACGCGCGCACCGGAAGATTAGCGTTTATTTCTGGTCTGACTGGTGAGCCTGTAAGCGGCAACAATAAAGGAAGCGTAATATTCGTGATGCGCGAATTAAAAGAAGGCGAAACGCAGCAAACGCATTATGTGAAGATTGGCGACATTTGCCCTTCCGTGAAAAATAAGAGAGCAAAAGCGAGGAGTTATTAATATGAGCCTGGAAAATATGAAAGACGAAATGAAATGGTTACTTTTTCGCGGCATGGTTTGCCACCTGCTGGAAAAGCACGAATATAACGGAAACCCTTGGTTATTTTCAGGATGCCTTGATATGAGCTTTGAAGCGCTGGCCGGGGCAATGCCGATTGATGAATGGCTCCCGCATCTTGAAAAAGAGTTGATTGAGTATAAGCAGCGAGAAGGAAAATACGAATTCAATTCTAACTTTAAATAGCACGAATTGCTAAAGGCGGGGCAGAGTGTCCCGCTATAATGCATTCATCAAAACAAAGGAGATTAACCATGAAAATCTACAGCGCAAGAGCATTTAAGATCGCAAACGAAATCGCACGCGAGGCGGTGGCGGAAGGAAGCGAGGCGGGATATGGTTTCGATTGGGATTGTGCAATGGTATTCCTGAAAGTTGCTTATGGTTACGCCTCAATCGACGATATGGAATGCATAGGGGCGCAGTATGAAGGTTGAGCAAGGCCGCAAGGCCGTTTGGCAACACGCCAAAGAATGCGGAATGGCCGACGATATAGCACGAATAGCTAAATTCTTTGACATCAAGGATGTTAGCATTATCGGCAACGGCAAAATGACTTTCTTACACGAAAGGCCGCGCAGAGTGCACAGGGTGCCAGCGGTGCCGACCGGAAAATCTGACGTTAAGGCCATGATTGCCGAGACGAAAGAAGTTAAAAAACGTTATAAGAAATGAGGATTATTATCATGTGGCGCTTGCTTGCACTTCCATTGCCCGTTATCATTGCGACCGCTGTTATGTACTCAATTGTTATGCATTAAGGAGATAGGGAATGGCTTTACAAAAAATGACAGACGAACAATTTAAGGCGGCGCGAGCGGAGGGTAAGAGCTACAAAGCAATTGCGGAAGAGTTTGGATTAAACATACGCAGTGTTGAGCGTCGGGCGGCTCGACTGGCAAAGCTGGGCGAGGTTGAAACGAAAGGCGCACCAGGTTTCGCAGTAACAGGCGAATCAGTCCTAACTGACAAGGACGGAAACGAGATCATGCGCTGGACTAAAACCAGCAAAGACAAGGATCAGTTAGAAGCGATCATGCAAGCGGCCATGCAAGCCTTTTCCGAAGAGGTTCCGCGAGTTGAAGCGCAGCCGGAGTGCGAAACAGATTATTCCGAAACGCTGGCCCTGTATCCGATCTTTGATATGCATCTTGGGGCAATGTCTCACAAGCACGAATGCGGCGAGAATTACGACACAGCTACGGCGGAGCGGGTAATGAATAACTTTTTCGATTACTCAATCGCTCAAGCGCCGAAAAGCGAGAAGGCCGTGTTGCTGATTGGTGGCGATATGCTGCATAGTGATGGTCTGGAAGCAGTAACACCAGCAAGCGGGCACGTTCTGGATCAGGATTCTCGCTACGCAAAACTTGTCTATGTTGCGATCCGCGCTACTCGCCGCGCCGTTTCAAAAATGCTGTCCAAGCATAAGAACGTTGAGATTCAGATCATTGAAGGGAACCACGACCAAAGCGGCATGATCTGGCTTCGCGCTGCAATGGCGGCGGCATACGAAAACGAGCCGCGCGTTTATGTTGATGTTTCTCCGCGAGTTGTTCACCATACGCAGTATGGGAAAACATTCCTTGCCTATCATCACGGTCACACAGTGCGCAAGCCTGAAACACTGCTAATGATGTGCGCCGCAGACTGGCGCGAGGACTTCGGGATCTCAAAAAGCATGTATGCGCACGTAGGCCACTGGCATCACCAGACCGTAACGGAGACAAGCCTTGGTATCGTTGAGGTGCACAGCACAATGGCGGCAAAGGATGCATACGCAGCACGCGGAGGCTGGCGCTCACGCCGTCGAGCGGCGGTGATTGTTTATGACAAGGAGTTCGGCGAGGTTGGCCGCTTTATGTTCTACCCTGAAATGATGGAGAAAAAATAATGAAAGTTCGTTGCACTCGTAACATCTCAACCGCGTTACCGTTTATCGTTGGAGCGATTTACCGCGCGGTTTCGATTCCCGGCGGATTATACGAGATCCGCGACGGACAAGGGAGCGCTATTTTGGCTCCGCTTAAAGGTCACTACCTGACTTTTTCGCCGCTATAAAAAATAAACAAAACATAAACTTACAAAGGGTTGGCGTTTGCTGACCCTTTTTTTGTTGTTTTAATTCTGGTAAACGGCGGTTACTATATGTTCACTTTTTTATTGACTTATTTCAAATCGAGGTGTAATCATGAGAGATTTTTTCAACTACGCTACCACAGGATCTGGTGGAGCGTCATTAACAGGGGCCGCCACTGGTCAAATCACCATTGCGATAGTTAGCCTGGCGTTTATGGTTGCTTTCGGATTGTGGGGCGCGTACCTACGTTGGCGTGATAGCAAGGTTTTACAGGAGGATAGCCGCGCCTTGCGAGAGGCGCTTGAGAACGGCGATTTAACGATGGCCTTTGATATCAGGAGCAAAAGATGAATATAGGCAAAGCGATAGCCTCAGCCACAATTGGGGCCGCTCTTGCTATGACCTCGCCGCTACTTGAGGAGATAGAGGGGATCAGGTATAAGCCATATATTGACATAGCCGGGATCCCCACCGTATGCGCCGGAATAACTGGCCCTGACGTAATTAAGGGCAAGACTTACACGCAGAGAGAATGCGATCAGCTACTGCAAAAGCACATTAAGCACGCAGCAACGGCGGTTGATAAAGCCGTAAAGGTTGAGATACCAGTTAGCATGCGGGCGGCGATGTACTCTTTTACGTTTAACGCTGGCGTTGGCGCATTCCAGAAGTCAACCATGCTAAGGCTGATTAACGGCGGTAGGCTTTACGAGGCATGCAACGAGCTTAACAAATGGGTTTATTATCGAAACCCAAAAACAGGGAAAAGAGAGGTATCGCGCGGCCTAAAAAACAGGCGGGCGATAGAGTACAAATATTGCGTAAGGGAGCTTGACAAATGAAGTTAACATATCCTTTTGCGGTAGTTATTGCCGCTATCATCTTGGTCGCCCTGACTGGTTGCGCTGGCATTAACCCTTTAAGCGCTTTAACAGACAAGCCAGAAGTTACGGCGCAGGTCGGTGCGGAGAACGTAAAGCAGACAGTGGGATTCACCGCCAAGAAGGACGAAAGCACAAAGCAGGAAATGACGGTAAAGGATTCCACGGTGGGTAAGGTTGATTCCTCAAGCCATAAGCAAGTTAAGGCGTCAACCATTCAGGCTAACGAGATCAAGGCGGAAAGCATCACTGTTAACGGCGGAGATACGCTTGGCGACTTGCCTATGCTCGCCTTTGTGGGCCTGTGCTTGTTCGTTGCTGGCTTCTTATCTGGAAAGGTGACAAAGAAAAAGGAGGCGTAAGCCTCCTTTATTTATTCCATCAATCTGACATTCAGCAACACAACCCCACCCTCATCATGTAAGTTATGCTCATCTGCTGGGTTTGCTCTCATATCGCTATACAGGATCATTAGTAGCGCCCAAATCATGGAATCATGCGAGATTGAATTTACGGCGCAATGCCTCGTAATCGTATCGATTAGCCGCTGGGCCTCCAAATAGTTCATCGTCGCTCAACTCCTCAAGATGAAAAAGATCGTGGATGTATTTGTTGCTCTCGCCTTCCAGGCTGTACAACTCGAAGTTAAAAGGCCGCTTGTGCGAGCCGTAGCACGTCACCACGCCCTTATTAAGGTCAAGGTATCCTAACGTACACATTCGCGGGATAAACTCAAGAGAGACGCTTGAGGCGAATTTACGGGGCGTCATATTTGCGGCCCTCGCGAGCCGCTCGCATTCCCGATGCTTAAAAACAAACCTTGCGAGGTGTTGGCGGTTGAACCAATCGTAAGTTTCGCAAAATTTATACAGATCGAGAAGAAACACAATCAACCTCCTAATAGTGCCGGATTGACGAAAACACGACCGTTTGCATTGCAAACATAATTCAACTCTTCCAGGCGAGGCAGTAAGCTTTCCTCAAGCCGTTTCATAACGCCAGCCTGGCCGACGAACGGTCGAACTTTGCGGATTGACTCGTAAATCGCTCGCGGAGTTAACACGCCTTTATTCGCCTTGCCGAGTCTTACGATAGTGTCAACAACCTTGTTTAGCTCCGCATCCTCGCCAGCATGGCCGGAGGCGTTGGCCGCGCTAATGTAAGTTTTGCTCAACTCATGAAACATTATCAGCGCTTCCTGCATTGTTTCAACCTCAATCTCACGCGATTTGGTTGGGGATCCTGTGTTGCTAAACCAGTTGCGGATCACATGTAAAACGGAGGCGATGCGGATAACCTGCTTATCCATTTTACCAAGCGCACCGCGAAGCATTGTATGCGAGAACTTGCCGCCGTCCGCAAGGTGTGGCTCCATTTCCTGGCGTGCGAAGTTCAGGCAGCGCATAGCTGACTTGCTGATCGTGAGCTTAACGCCTTCCTCGGTCATAATGTTGTGCACCAGCTTGTAATAGTCGGCCTTCAATCCTTGGTCTACTGGCTCGTATGATGAGTCTCCGTTTTCGTCGATAAAGCTACGACGCCCAAGGAATGACTCTTCGCGCACCAGCAAGAAACGCTCACTAACACCGATGCCGCGCGCGCCCGCTTCCATGATCCCGTTAATCGTTTCGTCCTGTGCAATAACGCTCATGCATCCAAGGGCGGTAAAGCTCATGTTGTTTTCTGCGTTGGCGCGTGCGATTGATACATGTCCAGAATCCCACGCTTTCAGCACAAGCTCGCTGTTTGTTTTGCGTTCGCTGTTAGCGTATGTAAGGCCGAGCAAGCTGTTAATACTGGTTGCCTCATCGGAGATAACCGCAAAGTTACCTTGCTTGTTGTTGATTTTCGCCAGGCCTTCCGGCGTGGTATCGGAAACCGGGAAAACAATGTCACAGAATTTTGCGATCTTCTCTTCCAGCTCCTCTTTTTCTTCATACAGCGCCGCTAAGTCGGTGCCGGAGCGCTCGCCTTTCATTTCCTTCTCAAGACCCTTGAGCTTTGCGATCAGCTTCTTGCGCTCTTTGCCCCGTTGCTCGTTGATGCGCTCGACCTCGCAAACCATCGGAGCGATAGCCATTGAGTTTATCGCAGATTTACCAGTGGACGGAGGCTGGCTCGTTACAACGTAAAGCGCGGTTGGCTGATCGGTTCCATGATATTCAACCGTGAAGCGACCAAGCATGGCTGCGGAAATGCAGCCGATAAAATGCATGTAAGCGGACGATTCAGGGAATTGAACAGATCTTGCAAGGCTGCGAGAGAGCTTGCCAACTACATCAACGTCATTACCGAGAGAAATCACAGGGTATTTGTCATTCCCCTTGTTGATATCTTTCACATCACCCCAAAAGCTTTGGGCGCGCCCGTACCCGTTTGCGATGATTGCCACGCGAACCGGGGAAACGCCTTGAGCCTTTGCGGTTTCAATAACTTGTTGAGGTGTTAAAGTGCTCTGATCAAAAAACATCGTCTATCTCCTTATTGGTTGGCCCGTATTATAGGCCAACCATCTTACAGCTTTTTAGCAATTCGTGCTATTTTAAACGTTCAACCTTTGCCAGAAGCTTCCCGCCCTCGCGGCTATGGCATTCTAGCGTTTCGCTATCAAACCATAGCGACTTGTGGAAAGTGTGACCTATCAGCAACGCACCGCCTCTTTGCCTTACCTGGTAAACCGTCTCGCCAACTTGCAGCGATGTAACGCAACTCTCAACAACCTTGAACTTGTTGGCTTGCATGCTCTTTGATACGTGCTTTTTGTACTCCACGCCTTCGATCATGAATACTTGGCCTCAAACAGATAGCAACCAGCGGCAGAGAATCCGACCTCTTCGCGATAGAGAGTGAAGCGGTCGCCGTCCTCATCAAATACGTATCCAGCAACCCCGCCGAGCGCGCGACCGGATTCAACCTGGTAACGATTACCAGCCTTAAATGTTTTCTTGTTGCCTAACGAGTGGTCAACATACGTGCACTTTATGGTTTTTGCCTTGACTACGCGGAAGTCGTTAATGTTGGCCTCTTGCCACTTGCTGCCCTTAGGTAGTTCGCGCACTTCAAAAATACCGCACGCCTCAAAAGCGATCAGGTCGTCATTCTTAATGCGGCCTTTCATCAATTTGTTGTCGGAATTGCGAATTACTTTCATCTGATTGTCTCCAGTTTGCGGTTTAAGTTGAGGCAGTGCCTGCTTCGTCGGTGGCCTTAACATAGAGCTTGATTGCGCGTTCTCTCTTTCGAGTAGTGGATCAAGTTACGTATCACGGTTGGGAATTCTGACACTTCGATCAAACCCCAGCGTTACCCCTCTCCAGCTATATCCTTATAGCTCCTGCCTATGTGTTTATTATGCCCCAACTCTCGCCGGGGCGTTTAGCAATTCGTGCTATTTTCGGTTCTCAAGCCATACAGCAATAGCCAGGCCGCGAGGCGTAAGAGAGCGAATAAGTTTTGTGCGCGCAGATTTGCCGCCTAATTTCTTCCAGCCTGGATTGTCGTTTCCTACCGGATCCACTGGTAATTTCTCAGGCATGCGGAAGCCGTTTCCAGTCCAAAGGCATGTATTCTTATTGTAAGAATCGCTTGCCGGGATGATATCCGGGAAAGCTGGGTGAGCTTCATCTTTCGTGTGGATGTATCCGCCGTAATCGCAAGGGTGGAACTTGTGATCCGGCTTGCGCCATAGCGTTGACAGCTTGCCCACAGGGTTTTCTATCATGTACGGCACGCCAAAGTGATCCGCAATCTCCGCAGCAATCTTGCAGGTTTTCGCTGCCTTAATCTGGAATTCTGGATCCAGTTCCGCTTTTCGCTTCCAGTGGCGAGATCCGCTATTAGCCAGGTCGGTGCAGGGAGGGAAGGCCATAATGAAATCAGGCTTGCCGTAAACCTCATTGCACGCGCTAACCTTGAAGTCGCCGTCAATCCAGGCGTTAACGTATTCGATATTTGGATGCATTACGCGCACTGACTGGTAAGAGCCGTGATCGCCTTCATCCGCATTAAAGCACAGGACTTTGTAACCATCTTTAGCCCACGGAAGCGCAGCGTAGCCGGAGCCGTCAAACAGAGAGAAAACCAAACCTTTCATTCATCACCTCAAAACGGGAAACAGCGTTTGCAGGACGGATCGAAATTACATCCGCAGTCATTAACGATTGTTGTCGGATCTGCAAAAATCACGCCAGATTCTTGATCCATATCCATAGAGCCTAAAGCCTCATCGAGCGTGATCAGCTTATAAGCCACTTCAAGCGCAGCCTCTTTGTTTAGACCAGCTTCTTCCGCCTCGTGCAGGCGTTTAAAAAATTCGTCTTGTGCCATTCTAAAACCTCCTCAAAATTGGCGGGCGCAACGTCCCGCCGTTAACCAATCAGCGCCAGCTTTCCACGTAGATAGAGTTGGCGATTAACGTTGCCTTGATATCAGCCAGGTTCGCACTGGTGAGACGACCGCCCGGAATCGTCCCGACGACAAACCCGCCTTTTCGCTTTGTGATTGTCATTGTTGACAGGCCGGACGCGCGATCCAGTTTTACGGTCACTTTGCCGTGCAAGCCGAGGTGTGCCAGAATCAGTGCGGTTTTGGTGTTCATATTCAATTTTCCTTTATTGGTTGCTTCTGTGTTTATTATGCCAGGTTTTCAGCCTGGCGTTTTAGCAAAAAGTGCTATACCCGTATACCGATGTAAGGATAATGCGCAAGGTCTGCCGGGATAATATGATCGACGCGCCGCCAATCGTCCTCTCTATATTTCCAGACCATCACGCGAGACTTGACGATCTTATAAAGTTTCCCTGTCTCAATATCCTGGTAAATAATCATATCCAATCTCCGCTAATAACAAAATCCGTAAAGTCAAGGTGATCCAAAATAATGTGATGGCCCGTATTGTGGTCAATCTGAATCATATGCTTGCGCATCTCGCAATATTGCTTTTTGCGGTCGCTAATCCAGGAAATATAAGCCTGGTTGCGCTTGATTACATCCCCAACAAAAGCCTCTTTACCCATGTGCTCAACGAAAGCCAAATAGCGGATCTGAAACCCAGGGTTTGCAGCCTTGGCGACTTTAACCAGCTTGCGGAAATTTTCTTTGTTAACTTCAATCTCCACCATATCGCCGTTAAAAATCATGGCTTTGAAGGTTGGGATATCCATGCTGGAGGTGCGAACTATTTCGCCGTTGCTCACCATTACTTTTTCGCCTTCAACCCAGTAAGTGTGGCCGTTGTAAGTGTTGGTGTATTTCATTTTTAATTCCTCGTTGCGTTTCGATGAGGTAATAATACAACATGCCAGAATCGCTGTTTTAGCAAAAAGTGCTATCAACCCACTGACCGGAAATAAAAAACCGGGCAACAATGGCCCGGTAAAATGTTTACTCCTTCTCTTCGAGAGTGGTTGGCATATCAACACCAAACACGCTCGCCATGTTTTCGTTCGTCGGCTCATGGTAAACCGTGATCCGCAAGTCCTGGCTGATAGTGCCGCCGTTAATGCGCTGGCTTACATCAAAGTCGCCAATCGTCACGCCCTTACCATTCTCGATCTCATCCGCCAGTTGGCGCAGTTGCTCTACTGCAATACGAACTTCTAACATAATTTTTCTCCTCTTTGTTTGATTGCGGTTGGCATTATATCACTTGTTAATTGCGCTTGCCAGGAATTCGATAACCAGGCGAAGGTGCTTTTCATTCTTGATAGTCGCTGGCAACTCTTCTTTCACGTCTTGCTCAAGGGTCAGCGTGTCGTAGTAGGTGAAAGAGCCGTCCGCGTTCATGATGTAGCTCAGATCCGGCTCGCAAGCATCCTCATCAAAGTAGAACCACAGGCGCTCAAACGCCACAACCTCATCACCCTCGCAGATATCCAGGAAGATACCGCGTTTCTGTGCAAAGTTGATGGTTGTTTTGCTGATTTTCATTTCGTTGTCCTCAATTCGTTTCGATGGGTACATTATGCCAAAACCGATCAGATGAGTTTTAGCAAAAAGTGCTATTTTTAAGGCCGTGCAAGTTTTGCGCGTTTAGTTGACTTTGAACAATGTCATTTTGACTATATTGCTCATGCCGCAACAAAGTTCGTTGATTGTTGCAAAAAGTGCAATGTGAAAAGAGTGGAGGAGGGTGCAACCTGGTTCGCTCGCCTCATCCTAGCGTGTTCGCGCGCCACTTGTTGAGTCGTGTTTCCGCGTGTTCACGACTAAAGACTCCGCAGGAAAGCGCAACGTTTCCTAACAGGAAAAACAAATAAATCACCCTATAATACCCTTACAAATCAATTAGTTAGTTATATGTATCTCTAAATGTTTTTTTAACTGTATAGGTTGTTTCTACCCTTTATGGGTGGTTTGATTGTACTGTCAGATATATGGATATATATTAGTGGCATATATTTGAATTAGAAGGCTTCCGCAAGTCGGGAACCAGCTACACAAAAAATACATACAAAATTTCAGTTACTTACGCTCAAATTTGTATAGCTGGCGATTTTTCTTGTTGACATAACGGAAAAAACAGCGATAATGAGCACATCCAATCAACGAGGAGGTGCGATATGAAAAAGCTGTACATCAACCGGGCAGGCGAGATTATCGAGAGCACAAACGATAGTGACATTGTGTCGGGTCGAGGAATGAACATGAAGTACCTGCGACGCATGGTTGACAGCGTAAAGCCTAACGAAATCAACTACATAGATGTTGAGGCGTCTGGTCGAAGTGTGGAGGGGTTGCGGATGGCCTTCGGCAAAATCGCGAGCGAGACTGGCAAAACCATAAAGACGGTCACTCACGGCAATCTGTTTGGGTTCATCATTTGCAAGCCTGAATCGGTATTCATCTAAGAGGAGTTAACACAATGAGCGATATTTCAAAACAATTCTGCGACAAACTGCGCGAAGCTGGCGCGGCCCTGGGGCGTGGCGATGTGCCGGAAGTCAAGTTGCCGCTCCATTTCATCGACAACTTCTTTGCAGCGGATCCCGACAGCGGGAGCAAAATCACGGCGGGATACATCCGCACGATTATTAACCGCGTGCCGGACGTGAAAGCAAAAGGCGTCGTGAGCGTTAAGCGTGGCGAGGATGAGAACTATAACCCCGTTTATGTGATCACCCTCAAGACAGACAGCAAGCGAAAGGTGATCACCTCCGAGGACTTGCCAGCGCTTGAGCAATCCTGGAAAGCCAAATTTATCAAGGAGTTGCTCTCAAAACAGCCGCGCATCACAGACCTGGAAGGCGATAAGCTGGCTGGCGCTGCGATTGCTCTTGAGCGTTTCGCCTCCATGCTTGAGGGCATGGTTAAGGAGTGATGCTATGGCATATAAGCAGATCAAAAGGCCGTTTGACCTTGACGAACTGGCGCAACACTTCCGCGATGGCATGCTGTACATGCGGGAGGAGTTGCCAGGCGGCGGCGTGAGCTATACACAGTTGTTGAAATGGGCCGGAGTATCCCGGCTCTATAGGAATGGCGTGCTTTACCTGGAGGTAAGGGAATGAATGGGAAATATCTTCGCTGGCTGCTGATTGGTGCGCTTGTTTGCAGCACGGCGGGCGCTGCACTACAGGCTATCGCACTGGCGATGCTGATTTTTGGATAAATAGCACGAATTGCTAAAAACCTTTCAGGGGAATTCGCTATTATTCCCCTACACCAACAAAACGAGGAAACACAATGAAAAACACCAAAACCCTTAACGAACACGACGCTGGCTATGTGATGGTTTGCATTATGTCAGACGTTCCAGCTTTCCAGGTTGGCAAGAAATACGTCACCGAGACAAGCTCCATCAAGATTGGCGGCCAGGGTTGCCCGGATATCAACGGCGGTTGGTCGCTCAACTATCAGCGCTATCGCTACTACGGCGTTGAGGGTGTGCGCGGTATTTACGCTAAGTTCGTTATGCTCAAGGATAACCAGGGCCGCTACGTCAAGCACGATACGCAAGGCCGCCACGTTCAGAAGATGCGCCGTAATGGCAAGACCGACCCGCGCCGCTTCCGTCGCTATGTGCGCCAGTTGATGAAAACGCCTATGTCACCGTTTGAGCAGCGCGTTTTTGGTCGTCTGTCCCGTCGTGGTCTGTAAGGAGATAAGCACATGAAAACACTGTTAACTCTTGTTCTGGTTGGCCTTGGTTCTTACCTGGTGGATGGCGGTTTTACGAACTTCATCGGCACGGCTCTTATCCTCATCGGCGGCCTGTGGGGCGGATACCTCGACGGCTTTAAGGCTGGCAAGCGCAAAATCCTTACAGGCGGTAAATAGCACTTTTTGTTAAAACTCACAGATGGGGTTTCGGTATAGTAACCCCATCGACAACAAACGAGGAAAGCAAAATGGTAACGTTCATCGTATGGGAACATGAAAACAGCGAGCCGCAGGTGCGGGAGATTCCACTGTCACTGGCCTGGAATCTCGGCAACAAGGGCGGCTTTTACAAAGCGCAGATTATCAACGAGCAAGGTGTGATCGACTATGAGTTTAAAGCGTGATGTGACCTACAAGAGCAGGTTTGCGGAACGCTGGTGGAGGTGGGACGGCCTCCACGTTTGGACGCGCGGCCTGGGCGATTACAAATGGCACCTCGCTTGTGGCTGGCCTCAGCCGGAAATGAGCAAGCGTGATCTGGAATACTACGTTAACAATGGTGAATTCGAAGAGGTGACTGAATGATTAAGTTCGAGCTATGGGGCAACACTTACCGCGTTCCAACCAGCGGAAACGGGATCGCGATTGTAGATCTGGATGGGACGTTAAGCGACGGAACGCACCGCTTGCACCTGCTGCCCACCAGGGATTTGCACCTAACCGAAAGCTGGAGCGCGTTTAATGGCGCTGCCATTGGGGACAAGCCGATCCAGAACACGATTGATGTGGTTAACATGCTTTGGAAGGCTGGAATGGGAGTTATCATCCTGACTGGTCGATCCGATGAGGTCGAAACCGACACGCTGATTTGGCTTGACCGCTACAAAGTAAAATTCGACCACCTGATTATGCGTCGCGCGGAGGATAACCGCAAGGACACGGTAATCAAGGAGGAAGTATTGAGGGCGATTGGCCTTGAGCACATCAAATGCGCCTTTGACGACTCCGCCAACGTAGTTAAGCATTTTCGCAGCCTGGGGATCACAACCTATCAGGTTACTGAATACGATAAGCCACACGCGCACTTACAATCGCACGGCGTGGATGAGATAAACAGCACAAATTGCTAAAACACTCTCGCGGGGTTGCGGTATAGTGACCCCATCAAGACAACAAAGGAGAAACATTATGACTTACGCAGTAGTCACCCTGGCGGTTATTGTTGCAGTGCTTTACGTTTGCGGCTGCGCGCTCATGCGGGCCTTCCTTAAAACCGCCGACTCCTCGGATCAGGATAAGCTATACCCTGTGCTTTGCTGGCCCTGGATTATGATTTCTGCCGTTGGCGAGGTTATCCTTTCCGGCAACTTTAAATGGTGAGGTGCGGAATGAACATCAAGATGTGGCACAACGGATTTACCTATAACATCCACTATCGCGGAAATTTCTATTACTGGTGCGATGATGGCGGTAACTGCTGGCGTCGGCGAGTGTACCAGGAAGGCGCGTTGCAGGAGCGCAAGATTGCAGAGCACGAGGGTCGCATAGAGTGGGTTAAGCTGAAAGCCACCGATGGCTTGCCAGAATAGCACGAATTGCTAAAACAAACGAAAATAGGGCTGCTATAATGGCCCTACAAGGCAACGAGAGAGGAGCAAAAATAAGATGAACATTTACGAGTCTGCCAGCAAAAAATCGTTCTACATCGTCGAGAGCGGCCTTATTTACTTCAATGATGAGCCGACGACGACTGGCGCTGTAGTGTCCTCATTCAACCATAGCCACACGCCGGAGCAATTCGACGAAATGATTAAGCGACACGGCTGGACTTTGCAGGAGCAGGAAGCTGTCACCGTGTGGCAGATCGCAAAGAGCGACGCGCTGAAGGCGGTTGGCGTTGTCCTGGCACTGGCCGCGCTGTTTATCGGCATCATGGCACTTTGAGGGGAAGGGCATGAAATTCGAGATCTATAAGGCAATTGACAAGATTGATGGTGAGCTTTCCCTGTTTATGTTTGATAGCGATGGCGGTTACACTGTTGCACCGTATGGCGATCACTTCATGGGTGTGCTTGTCAAGGATGCGTGTTTTGGTGGCGGTTGCCACTGGAGCGACGACTCAAACGAAGGCCCGCGCCGGGACGATATGATTGATCCGGTTCTGATTTGCATCGTTGAATCTGTATAGCACTTTTTGCTAAAGACTTTCCGCAAGGCCATTGCTATAGTGGCCTTATTGAAAGCAACCACGCAAACAGGAGTAAAACAATGCGTAATTTCGAGCCTATTAAAACGAACAAGAGCCGTCGCCAGTATGACGCGGAGGCAGAATACAACCGCAAGATGAAGAAAAAGCGCGTTCGTCCGGCCAAGCACAGTAAACGTTATGGGGAGGAGTTCTGATTATGGCAAAAATTATCGTACTGAATGCGCCGCCGCACAGCGGGAAGGACACTATCGGAGGCCTGGTTAAAGATGAGTCTCCCGTACCGCTGCGCATGATGAGCTTCAAGGCTCCGATGTTTGAGATCGCGCTCGCCATGCTCGGCCCGGTTAAGTATCGCCAATTCATTGATGCTTACAACGACCGGAGTCAGAAGGAAAAAGAGCAAGACTTCCTGAATGGTAAATCCCCGCGCCAGTTTATGATCTGGATTAGCGAGGACGTGATTAAGCCGCGATTTGGTAACGGCTATTTCGGCAAGAGGTTTGCAGAGGATGCGGAGCTAAACGATATCCCTGTGATTTGCACCGATGGCGGGTTCCCGGATGAGATAATTGAACTTATCAGGGGTGGGCATGAGGTCAAGCTTTGCCGACTGCATCGCAAAGGTTACACCTTCGACGGTGACAGCCGGGACTATATCAGGATCAGCAGCGCCAAGGATAACGTAAGCGGCTATTGCGAATACGATTATTATCTGACCGACGGCGATCCGATGCTGACCGTTAACGAGATAATCCGCGATCACCTCAATAGCACGAATTGCTAAAACTTCCGCAAGGCCATTTGATAAAGTGGCCTTATTGAAGCAAGGCAACCAATCAGGGGAAAGATGAAATTTACGAGGTTCTTTGATGTTTCTCATTACCACAAGTGAGCAATGCATATACACGCCGGGCGTTAGTATTGACGCGGTTTCCGAGGGCGATAAGCTGATATTGACAACGCGCGACCTCGAAGGCAAAATGCTACGCAAAATCGAACTGGCCCGCGATGAGGCCGAAACACTGACCATCAAAAGGAGTTAACCATGAAAACCAATCGTAAATACCTGGCCCGCTCGTTTACCAAGATCGCAAAGCGCTGGGACGACTCCAAGAAAACCACCGAAAACTTGCGCAAGCACGGCTTCAAGAGCGCTCGCCAGTGGGGCCGCGAAATGGCTAACATGTATTTTGACGAAATGGCGAGCATGTGCGCCGACTCGCTGGCTGAAATGCTGGAAGAGGCGGTGATATCCGATCAGCCAATCAACCAAGAGGATTTCGACTACTTCGCATTTGAGGAGATCTCGAATTGGTAAGGATTCGCACAGACTATGCGGAAACGCCCTGGATAATTCCGGGCAAGGTTTACGAGGCGGAGGTTTCAAAGATTAGGCCAACGCTTTACACCTTCATCGGGGAGTTAGGCTCCCCGGTACTAACCGAGCTTAAACATTCAATTCACATTGGCGGCAAAGATTGGGAGATTTTAGAATGAGCGACTACGTAACACCGACTATCACTTGCGGCAACTTCACCAAGGGCAAGCACTACGAAGTGTTTCGCGAGTACCCAGGGGTAGGGGCAGCGGATCGCGTAAGAATCAATGACGATAGTGGCCTTAGCGTCATTGCTTTCATCGGCGTGCCGTCCTCGCTACTTTGTTATAAAGGCTGCTTCCATCGCGTGAGCTTTGAAACGAGCGATGCGGTCAGCATGTCCGGGGTTTATCGCAAGGAGCCGATCCAGAATTCCGATCCTTTCGTTTTCCGTGACGGTCGACTGTACATCAACAAGGCGAAGATTGGCGGCGCTATTATGACCAGCGGGGCGCTAAAGCCAAGCGGCGAGGATTTGGTTGGGCGTTGCGAACGGCTGCAAGAGCAGGTTGACGAGCTTATCGCGGCAAATGAGGAGGTTCGAAAAATTCTACGCTGTCCTGATGGGTTCGATATTCGCAAGCAAGCGCAAGTTGTCCGCACGCTGGCCGATACCCTGCTGGCTATCAGCAAATAGCACGAATTGCTAAAACTCGGTTGGGGTAACTTGCTATAGTTACCCAATCGAAACGAAACGGAGATAAAGCAATGAAAATCAAAATCACCAAAATCGACACTCTCAACGGCGACGGCTCAATTACCCTTGAGCAATGCGGCCTGAAAGTTGGCGAGATTCTTGAGGTTGACGGCCATTTCAATGACGGCTCCTATTGCGTAATCGCTCCACGTAACAGCGAATTTATCGAAGCGGGCGACAATATCAGCGTGAGCAAAGACGAATGCGAGGTTGTAGAAGAATGATCCAGATTAACCTGTCAGATGAGCAAGCAAAACGTTTATTGAGCGCCCTTGGCTGGCGCGTTACTGGTGGCAACTTGGCTTGCGTCATGGTTTCGGAAGAGGTCGCGAAAGAGGTTTTCATTCAGCTTGAGAATCAGGTTGAAGCAAAAAGGAGGGAAGAATGATTTATTTGCACCGCTACCGCATCGCATCCGGGCATAGCTACAAAGACCGTGTAACAGTGTACGACGACCTTGAGAAAGCGCTCGGACAATGCAGGGTTATTGGCGGCAGCATCCAGGCTTACGCGGCGGTTGAAGATCTGGAAGCAAGAGAGCAAGCCAAAGAGGTTTTGCTTGATGAAGTCGCAGATCTGATTGACTGCATGAGCCACAGGATGCCGGGTTCACCGCGAGAGCTTGAGCCGGGTTCGCCAGAGTGGGATTGCTACAAACTGAATCGGCTTAACATCATTCGCAACCTGCTTGATGAAATTTAACGAAAACGCATAGTGTTTAAAGCGCCTCAGAGCGATTCTAAGAGGCGCAAATTTAAGGAGGGTGATTCTATGGATGAATACAAAAAACCGTCGCAGTGGTGCGCAGAGAAGCAAAACGAGGCATTGGAGCGCGGCGACACAGAAACGGCAATGCACTACTTCGAAATGTACAACCTTTGGATCTCAAGAGGACTTTGATAATGTTTGGATTGAACGAAGCACATTGGAACATCGTCAAGCGCGCGGCTCGCGGCCTGAATGAGGCGGTAAGCAAGATGGAGAAGAAAGACCGCCAAAACGACAAGCTGATGATTGAGGTGATCACGAAACACCATGAGCCTGTTAAAGTTCTGATCGACCGCTACAAATTTGTGTGGACTGCCGGATATTTAGCCGGGCGAGTCGGTCGGTCGGGCGAGTACGAGTGATTTAAGTTGACGGCGCGTGTGCTGATTGGTAACATCCAAACCGTGAACGAAAGAGCGGCCCAAAGCAGCCGAACGAGTGACACGGAGTCACGCAAGCGAATGCGGCACGCATGGGAAACCTGTAAGGCGTGCCGTTATTTTCTGGAGATATTTTAATGCAATGGAAAGTTAGTCTAACCATCCGAAAGATGGGAATGCAGTGCCATAGTTGCAAACAGGATTTCGAAACGGTGGTTACAGCGTGTAGCGCTGAAATGGCCGTTAGGCTTGCGAAGGAGTATTCTGGAGCAAATCAGGAAACGCATAAATTTTCAGTTAACTACGTAAGGAGCACAACATGATCGCAATCATCCTATCTTTCATCTTCGGATTTCTGGCAGCAATTGTGGCTGGCGCTATCGGCGAGAAATACATGATAAAAAGTGGCGAACACGCATCCGCAACCTATGACCATAAAAAAGAAAAGTGGATTGTTCGCGGTCGATACCTGTGTATTGCTGGCAAGATCGGAAACGACTTAAAGCACAACGACGGCGCAAACGTCAAATATATTTAAACAAGACCCCGCTTAGGCGGGGTTTTTTATTGCCTGTCGTTTGCTATAATTGACCCTCATCAAAGGAGGTCTATCATGAGCGAAGAAAAGAAAAAACCACATGAGGCGTACAACTTCAAGCGCCTGTATAACAAACGATATGGTGATATTATCACCCTTAATCACTCTCACCGCTACACGCCGGAGCAGGTATTTGATATGGCGATCCGCTATTTCGAATGGGCCGAAGAGAACGCGCTAAAGTCTGCGGAAACCTCATCATTCCAGGGTCGCACCTATCAGGACGCAATAAACAAGCCGCGAATCTTCACCCTAAACGGCTTACGCCTGTTTAATAGCTGGTCAAAGTGCGCGCTTGAGAAGTGGCGCAAGGAGCCTGGCTTCAAGGAGGTTATGGAGTTCATTGATACTGTGATCTATGAGCAAAAATACCAGCTTGCGGCTAACGGAGTTGTTAGCGCGAATTTCATTGGTAAGGATTTGGGCCTTGATAACGCACCTCAAATCAATGTGAGCGCCACCGCTGAAAATACCAGCATTGACGCAGTGACGGCGGAAGAGGTGAAAGAGGCAGTTATTGACATTCTGGAGAAGATCTAATGTTGATATGGGAAGATTTGACGCCCGCGCAAAAGCGGGCAATCAAGGAGGTCAGCCAGGTCTCTTTTGAGAAGATGATAAGGATCTGGTTTCAACTCCTGCAAGGCCAGCGGTTTTTAGGTAACTGGCATTTCTCTTTACTGTGCTGGAAGGTAGAGCAGATCATAAAGGGCGAAGCTCAAAACGTGATCTTCAATATCACGCCAGGCTCAGGTAAAACGGAGATATTCTCGATCCACATGCCTGTTTACGCCATGCTGCAAAGTAAGAAGGTGCGAAACCTTAACTTGTCGTTTAGTGATGGCCTTGTGCAGCAAAACAGCAGCCGGGTAAAAGAGATTATCGGATCCCCTGAATTCCAGGAGCTTTGGCCATGCAAGCTGGCAAAAGCGAGTTCGAAAGATATCACCGCGCTTAACGAAAACGGAAAGGTCTGGCTGCAACTCAATTCGCGTGCTATCGGCGGCCAGGTTACAGGTCTGCGTGGCGGGTACATGGACGACTTTTTTACTGGCATGCTGACGCTTGACGACCCGGACAAACCCGACGATATGTTTTCCGCCGTGCGCCGCGCGTCGATTCACACACGATTAAAGAACACCGTTCGCTCACGTCGCATGAAGGACACGACGCCTTGCGTTGTGGTTCAGCAGAGATTGCACGTTAACGACTCGACCTGGTTCCTGCTTAACGGCGGCATGGGCGGCATCGAGTTTGACGTTGTGAGTATCCCGGCGCTGGTTACGGAAGAATACCGCGAAACGCTTCCTGATTGGTTAAAGGCGGAGTTTGATCGCGATGTTCTGACAAGCGAACCTGTTTATATTGACGGAGTTGCGCATTACTCTTTTTGGCCCGCGAAGGAAAGCGCCGCATCGCTCCTGGCACTACGCGAGGCGGATCTATACACTTTTGAATCACAGTACCAGCAGCGCCCTATCGCGCTTGGCGGTAACGTGTTTAAAACGGAGTGGTTGCAGTATTACGGCGACGGCGAGAAATGCACGCTACCAAAACCGGATCGCTTTGAGTATACGTTTATAACAGCAGATACCGCTCAGAAGATAGGCGAGCTAAACGACTATAGCGTTTTCTGCTATTGGGGTATTTACAAGGATCGCGTTTACTTCATCGACGGAGTGCGCGGCAAGTGGGAAGCGCCAGATCTGGAAACGAACTTTGTTGCGTTTGTTAACCAGTGCTGGAAACGCAATAAGGAATGCGGCACGCTGCGCAAGATATACGTCGAGGACAAGGCCAGCGGTACTGGCTTAATCCAGGGCGCGAAAAAGAAAATGCCAATCGATATAGAACCAGTGCAGCGCGATAAAGACAAGGCGACAAGGGCGATGGACGCAGCGCCAGTGATGAAGGCCGGACGCCTCGCGATTCCGGTTGATCATCCAATGCTTGCGGAATTGCTGGCGGAGGTTTCGGCGTTCACGTTCGACGATTCGCACCCGCACGACGATATCGTTGATAACGTTGTTGATGCGGTTAACCTTGGCCTCAACCTTGCGGATGATCCGGTTGCTAGGATGAAGCGGCTGGCTGGACTCAATAGGAAGAAATAGCACGAATTGCTAAACGCATGTATAATCAAGGCTGGACTATTCCAGCCTTTTTTATTATAGGAGAAAGTTATGAGCAAGAAAAAGATCGTGAAAGCTGACGGCTACAACGATATTTTCAAGGGAGATTGTCGAGTAGCCACGCCTTTCTTTATGCGAAACGCGGCGCATGAATCGCTGGCGTCATTTTATGAAAATGATGGATTGGCGAAGAAGATTATCGACGTGATCCCGGAGGATATGGTAGCTCCTGGCTTTAAGGTTGAAGGCGTGTCTGATGAGTCGGCTTTCCGCTCCCTTTGGGACGAAAAGCGCCTTGACGCAAAGATTATCGACGCTCTTTGCTGGTCGCGGCTGTTTGGCGGTTCCGCTATCATCGCAATCGTCGCAGATGGTCGCATGCTCAAGTCACCCGTAAAGGAAGGTGCGACACTTGAAGATATCCGGGTGTATGACCGCTACCAAATCAGGGTAAGCAAGCGAGAAACAAACCCTCGGAATGTTCGCTATGGTGAGCCTTTGCTTTACACCGTATCGCCGGGCGGTGATATACCTGAATTTTCCGTACACTATACGCGCGTGTGCATTATCGACGGCGAGCGCTTGCCAAACGAACAGCGAAAGCAAAACGATGGTTGGGGAGCCTCAATCCTCAATAAGCGCCTTGTCGAAGCAATCTATGATTACAACTACTGCGAAGAGTTGGCAACGCAACTACTGCGACGCAAGCAGCAAGCAGTGTGGAAGGCGAAAGGTCTTTCCGCGATCTGTGATGATGATGAAGGCGAATATGCGGCCCGCCTCCGCCTGGCACAGGTTGACGATGAGAGCGGCGTTGGCCGGGCAATCGGTATTGACGCAGAGGATGAGGATTACGCAGTGCTGAATTCTGACGTTTCCGGCGTCCCTGAATTCCTCGACAAGAAAATTGATCGCATTGTGTCGCTTACTGGCATTCATGAGATCGTGCTGAAAAACAAAAACACAGGCGGCGTTAGCGCAAGCCAGAACACGGCGCTTGAGACTTATCACAAGCTGATCGAGCGCAAGCGCAAAGAAGATTACCGCCCGATCCTTGAGTTTTTGCTGCCGTTCATGATCAAGCAAGATGAGTGGTCTATTGTCTTTGAGCCTCTCGCGGTTCCAAGCGACAAAGACCAGGCGGAAGTTCTAAACAAAAACGTTGACTCTATCAGTAAGCTGTTAAATGATCAGGCTATTGATGTTGAAGAGGCCCGCGACTCGCTGCGCTCAATGACGGAATCAATAATCAAGATCAAGGACTCCGATAAGCTAAAATTGCCGGAATCTAACGAGCCGGAGCCGGGAACGGAAGATAAGGAGCAGGTGGAATGAAGGTAAAAGGGATCGTTAAACAATGGCGATTCCCGGAGGCAAGCGAAAGAGAATTGGCCCGCAATATTCAGCGGGCCGTTGCTAAACTCGTTGAGCTAATGCGCCGGAAAACGCACGCAATGAAATTTGACGCCACCGATGCGGAGATAACCGACGCAGAGCAAGAGGCGAAGGATTACGCAAAAGAACTTGTCGCCGCGCTGATTGGTTTACTTCCGGCGCTGGCGGTAACTGTCTACAAGTTCAACACAAAGCAGTGGATTAACGTTTCCAAGTCTGCCGGAGGCGCGAAGAATCAATCTGTTATGCTTCTGATCGCAATCGGCGCTACTCAGTCGGAGCCGTGGTATCAGGAATCCCGCGACCAATGGGAATCAATGAGCGCCGCCGCACTGAATAAGCTTTTCACAAACATCATTGACGATTGGGCCGGGAACGTCCGCAACGCAAATTTCACCAACAAAACAACCGCTCAGGTTAATGAGCTTGCCGATAAGCGATTTGCGGTCTACAACTCTTGGGCCTCAAACCGTGCAACCGGGATTGTTGGATCCTGGAATAGCCGCCTTATGCGCCAGCGACTGGCAGATGCGAGGGTGACGCATTACTTCTGGCATGGTATGCTTGACGATCGGGAAAGGTTGCAGCATTTGCAATGGGAGGGCAAGCGCATTGCATTAAATGCAATACACGATTTCCCCGGCGAGCCTTACGGTTGCCGTTGCTGGGCTGTTCCAGATTTCGAAAAGCAAGGAGATTAAGATGAAAAAGGTACAACGTTTTGATAGCGTGCAGGTCAAGGCGCATTTTGATGAACATGGTTTTTTGGTTGACCGCCCAATCGTGGCGCGAATCGGCTTGCAGGTATACCACACGCCTTTCGGCGAGCGCCGGGAATTCCGCCCCGCCTCCGAGGTGTTCAAGGCTGACTCACTGGCAACATTTTCAGGCAAGCCGATCACAATTGGTCACGTCACCGTTACGCCAGAAAACGCAAAGGATGTTGTAGTTGGCGCGTGCGCTGGCGCTGGTATCCCGAACGGGATCGGCGTAGAGGTTCCATTGAGCATCTACGACAAGCGAGCCATTGATAGCGCGAAGGCGAAACGCACAGCGGAGCTTTCGGTTGGTTACTCTTCGGTCGATATTGATAAGCCAGGCTGGGGCAATAACGCCACTGGTGAATATTTCTTTGATGAGGACACGCCGGAAGGCTGGAAGGCCGATTCTGACGATTGGGTTCGTTTTGATGCGGTTCAAACAAATATTAGCGTCAATCACATTGCGTTGGTGTTCAAGGGCCGAGCGGGGATTGCAAAATTAAATCTTGATAGTAATCAGGATTTCCCATATGATAGCGAAGAGTTTTCAAACAAAGAGGATCAAGTTATGACCGTAAAAATTAAACTTGACGGCGCGGTTGAGTTCGACGTGCCAAAAGAGGTAGCAACCTTTATCGACGTGATTAAAGCAGATGCCAAGGCGGCACAGGAAAAAGCTGATGGCCTGGAAGCAGAGCGCGACGCACTGCAAGCGAAGGTTGACGGCATCCCTGCGCAGGTCGAAGAAGCCGTAAAACAGGCGAAAGCCGACGCAGAAGCTCACGCCGCGCTGGTGAAAGAAGCGGAAGAGGCTGGCGTAAAAACTGACGGCCTGACCGCAAAAGAGATCAAGGTTGCTTTCGTTAAAGAGGTAACTGGCGCTGACATTTCCGAAAAGGCGGACGCCTATATTGATGTTGCGTTTGATCTGGCTAAAGAGTCTGATAAAATGGCGGCACAGCGTGCAGCAATCAAAGGTGACTCAATCGCCACCGACAAAGAAGATTCCGCCCCGCTGAATCCAAACGCGCGTTTAAACAAAGCTAAATAAGGAGAAAAAAACATGGCTATTCCTGCATCTTATGTGAGTGAAATGTCTGCCGCACTTCCTGGACAGGTTTCCGACACTTCGAAATACAATATCGACGGCGCTTGCGTGCTGGATGGTGACGTTAATATTCTGGTTGGTGTTGCGGTTGCCGTAAAATCCGTTGAAGCGTTCCAGGGTCACAAGCTGATTGAGCCGATGGGCGAGGGTAAAACCCCTTACGGCGTTGCAATCCGTTCTCACTTCCAGACCACCTCGCCAAATGGTGAGATGATTTATGAAGCTGGCGGCGGCATTAACGTAATGACTGCGGGTCGAGTGTGGATGATCACCAAAGACCAAGCAGCCCAAACCTTTGGCGCTCCCGTCAAACTGGATACCGACGGCAAGGTTAAAAATGCTGGTACTGTCGTGACTGGTTGGACTTATGCGGGCGGCTTCACCAAGTGGGGCGATACATACCTTGCAGAGGTTCAATTGCACCAGCTTTAATTAGCTGATATCCTAAAGGCTCCTTTTGGAGCCTTTTTTATTGGAGAAAATAAAATGTCTGATTATGGTAATTTGATTGGCGCAGCAATGCCAGGTACGCTTGCTGACTCAAGCGAGTATAATGTTGATGGCGCTTGCTTTGTTTCCGATGAGGTGGAAAGCATTATTTGCGGAAAGATTGTTAACGTAAAAGCAATCTATGACGGGCAGTACAAGGAGATCACGGATCGGTTTACTGCAAAAACTTTGGCTTATGGCGTTGCTATGCGCTCGCAAATCGAAACGTTTGTTGATGATGAGGGCTACATGGCATATCAGCCAGGCGATCCAATCAACATTATTTCCAATGGTCGAGCCTGGGTTTTGTCGGAGAATATCGACTCTCAACCGACTTTCGGTCAACCTGTGAAAGTTGGCGCTGATGGCTTTGCCAATGCCGAAGGGTGGGTTGTCGCCGGGTGGATTTATACGGGTGGATGGCAAAAATGGAACAGCCTTTTTTACATGGTTGAGATCCAGATTAACCAGAGCGCGCCGCATATTCACGCAGGGGAGCGAAAGCTGGTTAATGGCGCAACTTTGACCACCAACCTTAAAAGCCCACAGGCACCAAACAAGTATGTAACCGTTACGGTTGAGGTTTCACCAAAGGACGCATACAACAAAACAGGTACTTGGCATGTAGATAATGAGCAATGCGAGATTGTACCGCTCAACGATACGCAAGCTCGCCTGTCAACAAAGAACGAAGGTTCTAATGAGGTGCATGTTACCTGGGCTGCCAATGATGGCAGCGGGACTCAGGCCATGATTCCGTTTACTTTCCTCGCTGGTTCTCAAGACTCAGGGGAGGTATCATAAAAACTTGTTGCACGTTTAGCAAAAAGTGCTTATCATGAGGCTGTTATTAACTAACAGCCTTTTTTATAGGAGCTTTACCATGACTAAAAAGTATGATGAATATGAAGCGCAAGTTGTATCCAATCACCTGATGATGCGCGGCGAAAAAGCAGACGCCACCACCGCTGGCATTTGGACTGCGCAGGAATTGCACAAAATCAAATCTCAGGCTTACGAAAAAGAATACCCGGCTGGCTCCGCGCTGCGCGTTTTCCCGGTGACTAACGAACTGTCTGACACCGACAAGACCTTTGAATACCAGACCTTTGACAAAGTTGGCCTGGCTCAGATTATCGCCGACTATACCGACGACCTGCCGACCGTTGACGCGCTGATGAGTTCCGAGTTCGGTAAAGTATTCCGACTTGGTAACGCATTCCTGATCTCTATTGATGAGATTAAGGCGGGTCAGCGCACTGGTAAATCTCTGTCAGTCCGCAAGGCAAACGCCGCACAGCTTGCACATGATATGCTGGTTAACAAACTGGTGTTCAAGGGTTCCAAACCGCACAAAATCAAGAGCGTTTTCGATCACCCGAACATCACCAAGATCGTTTCCCAAAAGTGGCTGA